CGCGCGTTTCAATGTAAACAAAACAAAAACACAAAAGAAAGGAGGCACTATTTTCTCCAACCATCAGAAGGAAACAGTATCAATAAAGAAGATTTTTCCTAACCCACCCACAACCATCTTCTCTTGATTACGTAATTATTATAGCATGTTTCACGCGGCTTGTCAAGAGGAATTTCAAAATTTTTGGAAATTATTTTTGTAAAATTTTCTGAAATTCTTTCCTCTAACTATCTATATTATACTATATTTTCTGAAAAAATCAAGAACTTTTATTAGACGAAAAACGTCTAAATTGGCCTAAAAAAGAGTTGACGCATTACGCGTCAACTCCGTATTCTTTCATTTCTTTTTTCAATTCTTCAATTTTATCTGCGGGGAGATACCAACGATAATGTTCTTCATCATAAAGATAAAGCCCCATCGTTTTTCGATTATTACCGCCGTCGATGCTCCACGGAGAGATAATTTCACAGAATCTGAAAACTTCCTCGATAAAAGGAATTGCGCTTTCGTCTTCAATATAAATTCCCCAAACCTCATCATAAGAACTAGCAATTACAGTATCAAAAGAAAGAACTTGCTTGTTCCCATTGAACAAGATGACGCCGTTGAAATGGTTACCGATTTTTTCTAAAATTTCATGTCCCTGACATTCATTTTCATCGTCAAAAACCTGCCCGCAGAGGTCGCAAACATATTTTGTGATAGTAGTCATTTTTATTCCCCTTTCATTTTGGTATTTGTATTATATCATAGATTTTTTCTTTTGTCAAGAATTTTTATTTAGACGATATACGTCTAAAATTTTCTGGAAGAGAAATGACGCGTTATGCATCATCTCTCAAGATTTCTTCGTTCAAAATATAACAATTACCATCGTCTTGAATTTCGATATTTCCCAAAATATTTTCCAATTCATCAACGGCTCTTTGTAATTCGTTGTTCTGTGTAAATTGCAACGCATTTCTCAACCAGCACCGCGCGTTATTGATATCAGCAAATTCTTTGTCTGAAAAAGAAATCTGCCGTCTTTTGATAGTAATATTTTCAATCTTCATTTCAAAAACACTCCTTCAAAAATTTTGAAAATATTCCAATTTGCGAGAAAAGGCCGTGCGAAAATCACATTGAAATAAGAAAAAATAAACCAAAGAATTACAAGGATTCCAATTACACCAAAGAAATTTCCAAAAAACTTTTTAGTCTTCATATACTTGCGCATAACAAATCCACTCTCCAATGCAAAGGTTCGCGCGGCGCATTGCGTCCACAAAAGTTAGCCCAAAAATCATTGAGCATTCAAAGGTTTCCAAATTCTGAATAAAGTAAGTATGCATTGTTTTCTCCTTTCTTTGGTTATATTATATCAAAATTTTTTGAAAAAGTCAAGAATTTTTTTTAGACGAATTACGTCTAAGAAATTAGAGCTGATTTAAGTCCAGCTCTTTCCTTCTAAATTTGGCAAAATTGTCAGCTTATAAACGCAGCTTCCAGCTTGTATGTAGCTTTGGATGAGAGAAGGCAGCTCATCCAAAGTAGCAATATTGTCTTCGCTGATACCATGCTGGCCCCTGAAGCCGTTGTCATGTTCTACCAAAACTGTCATGATATATTACTCCTTTCATGTTATACGACATTCTAATAAACTTCGGGCAATATTCATTTTCCGCCGTTCTTGCCTATATTATATCACATAATAGCGAAAAGTCAAGTCCTCTAACATGACAGAATGGCGTCTAATAGTTAGACGAACTCCGTCTAAAAATGAATAAAAGTCACATAAGATGACTTAGACGAGCCACGTCTAAAAGTCATACTACATTGCTTTTAGACGTGACCGGGTGATGTCATGTAAAGTGACATCAATTGATAAAAGAAAAGACGCTTTACGCGTCTTTTCCTACATAAACGATGATTTCATGGTCTCTTGTCAACTCAAGTCCTTTGACGTACCATCTTTCAATCTCATCGGGAAAGAGGACTTCACCTGTTGCAGAGTTGATATAGCGGCCGCAGCCGTCGTTTTCATAATTAGAATTGTCATACGTCCATTCAGCCCCCGTTTCATCGTCATAGATGAATTCAGGGTAAGCATACGCGACATAGTCGCAGAAGTCAGCTAAGGTAATAGTTTTTTTCATTTTATATTCCTTTCTGCCCGTCATGCCGATAGCTCAGCGTCATGTCATTTTAGGTTACGCACTCCATCTTAGGTTGCGCCACTCGCCAATGTCAGTCCCATTTTCATCTATGGTTACGATGTCGCTTGATGCGACTTTTTCTTGCACGATAAAGCCGAGACGCGCGCCGTTCTCCATAGCTTTGTCAAGATAAGTGACTACTGTATCCGCGTCGCCTAACGTTGCGAAATACTGGTCTGTTACTTCTTCTGTCATGTCATAGCGCACAATCAGTCTAAAATTCATTTCCATGTTACATAGCTCCTTCCATTTTACGGGACTGGGCGCTTAGAGCGCCCATCCATTGTCCAACCATTCAGAAAACGGCATTGCCTGCGCGCAGCCAACACAAAAGTCAAGAATGTCAAGTAACTTGAAATACTTTTTGCCGTGCGGCGCGTTCAGCTTATTATTCCAAAACGTTTGGATTGTCACTTTACGCTCTCCGTTAGTAGAAGTCTTTTCGCGGAGAAGTCCAGCCTCTGCAAGTACTTCAAGGAAAGTGCCGCGTGTCATGACATATGCTCGCTGTTCTGTCAATTCCTTTTTGGGGTCAATAACGGGACAATAGATAACGTAACGTGATCCCTTGACCAGCTTGTCACCTAACTTGCCAAGCTCGCCTGCTCCGGTTTTGACTTCATAGCACTGTGCAGCGCGGCGCATATCCGCGCGACCGGGTGCTGCTACTTTAGACTGCATATGCAGCGTCTCTTTACAGAGACGTTCGAACGCCTTCCCACAGCGCCCGCAGTCGCTTTCAGTGTAACCGTACTTTTCAATATTCATCTTTTGTTCTCACTTTCTCGTCGTCTGTCCGGCGTGTCGTTGTTTTGTTTTTGTTTACGCTCTTATTATAGCAATGGCGTCTAAGAATGTCAACAACTTTTTTCACCAGTTTGTCGCATAATATTTCGTCAATTCTAACAAACTGAAGTCTTATTATATGGCAGGCTCTTGTGCAGAACAGCGAACTGCAGAATGACGTATAATGGGGTGGGTTTTGTCGTTTGACGTGACAAAATATGGGCCGGGGTACATTTAGTAATTTTACTTTTTCTATGACACGTTACATTTCGGGGCCTCGCAACTTTTCTCACTGAAATTTAAAACTGAAATTTAAAACTGAAATTTAAAACTGAAATTTAAAACTGAAATTTAAAACTGAAATTTAATTCCACCGAGATGGCCTTGGCCATCGAGGAAATTTGACTTCGTCCCAAAATTTCGTTATAATCTAAATTAGAAACTGAAGCAAATTATGAACGGAGGGCTTATATGAAATGCCTAAACGAAATCGCTTACAGCTAGACTTCTCGCTTTCTTCGGCAGAAGAACGTCAAGTCTTTCTCACGAAATATCTTGAAACCTTGGCGTTTACGCCAACTTCATCCGAACTAGAGCTAATGGCCGACTATGTTCTATGGGGAGATAAGAATTCTGACGAAACCATTGAACTAGAAACCTTCTGGAAAAAGAAAGAAAAAAAAGTCGAGTCTCTTGACGAATTACAAGAAAACCCCACTTTCCTCGAAGCGCGTCTTGCTTCTCCTTACGTCGCTCCAAAAACTCAAAAAACACGTCGAGTCTTTTCTCGTGAAGAAGCTCGTTCTCTCGCTTCTCCCTATGTGCTCGCGCACCTTGAAGACCTTTGGCGCGAAATTGATACACTTGATCTAGAAACTCGCTTCTATGAAAACTTTATTGGCCGTCAAACCAAGCCTCCCCGTAGTCAGCTCCTCGAACGTTTTACTTCGGCGGAAGCCGAAGAAATCCGCGCGCACGCCCAATCTCTAACTGAATATGCCTACTTGAAGAAGCGAAAGCTTCTAGTTGAGAAACGTTCTGAACAATACCCATGGCGTGATACTTACGCGGCCCCTCTAATCCAGCGTCACACCCCCACTATTGTCCAAGACCCCGTACCTCCTCCGCTCCTAAACGCAGATATTCCCATTCTTCCACTCGGAAACCTCCCAATTCAACTGGCTCCAAAAATTTTCCCTTCCTCCGGTGAGTTTCCAACTCCCGGCACTCTAACCCCAGACGAAGAAAAGCTTCTCTCCAAAATCATCTGGCGCGAACCCTCAAGTGCGCCGAACTCATTTGATTTCCGTGACCCAGCGCACCTCGCTTCTTTTATCTCTCTTTATTCTGAGCTTTTGCCCGACCAAAACTCTGATGAAGGCCTTCAAGCCCTTTTTTCCACTTTTACCTATTACCAAAAACTCGCACGACTTTCACCTCTCTACCTCGACATATTGCGCGCGAAGGTCGCACACGAAACCAACACTAAAATTGTAGAGAAGATAGCATCAAAATACGGCAAATCCTATGGCGAAAATTATATTTCAACTCTTTATCGCCAAAAGATATTACCAAAAATAGCCGCAGCGGCGTCCGCGCATTACCAAGTTACTTCGGAGTTATTTTTCCCCGAAAACTTCAAAACGTGTAAGGATTGCGCGCGCACGCTACTTAGGACTCCAGATTATTTTATGCGCAAAGCAAAATCTTCAGATGGCTTTTCACCCCGTTGCAAAGCTTGCGAAAAAGCGCTGCGCGAAAGGAGGAAAAATTGAAACTAGATTTAGTAAACGAGTTTGTCGCACGCGCGGCGTCACTGGAAGTAGAGGAGTTTTTGGGGCTTACCAATCTTCTCAATGTTCCGCTGACTACGGAAGCGCGCGATCACCGTCCTTTTGAGGATGTCTTTATTGATACAGTTGTCGCTTTCGGTAAAATGGGGCGAAAGCAAAAACGAGAACTTATAAAAGTGCTGCGCCGCGTAGAAAAGGACAATAAGGAAATGCGCGCGACCCTTGAAGAGGAGGCGGCCTCAAAATGCCAGTAATTCCTCAAATTCCTCGCCCTAAGCGTTCGTTTCTCTCAAAACGGTGCGCGCGATGTCAGGTAGAACAACCAGAAGAGGATTTCGCTTTAACCCACAGTAAGTTCTATCCAGACCACCACCTTCCACTTTGTAATTCATGCGTTACTTCGATGTTGCGCGAACACGACTTTGATTGGGGCTTTATTGATAAGTTGTGCCAATGGGCTGATATTCCATTTATTGTAAAAGAATGGGAGAGATTGCGCGAACTCAATTCTCCTGATAGCGTGTGGGCAGCTTATTCCAAAGTTTTTGCTTCGCAAGATTATGAAGGACTTGGCTGGGACTCTTATTTCAAGCAATATCAAGAACTAAAGGCAGTTGGTTTAGTGGAAGAAGAGATTCCGCTTTTGAAGGAGAAGCATTTCGATGAGCTGCGCGCGCGATGGGGCGCGAACTATGATGAAGAAGCTCTCGATTATCTTGAGAACCTTTATCAAGGACTTTTGATGTCTCAAAATGTAGTCGGCGCGCTTCAAATTGACCAAGCTCAAAAACTTTGTAAAGTTTCGTATGAGATTGATAGTCGCATTCGCGCCGGAGATAAAGACGTCGATAAATTCATGGCAACCTATGACAAGCTAGTCAAAACCGCTGAGTTCACACCTAAAAATATAAAGAACGCGCGTGACTTTGATAGCTTTGGTGAATTGGCACTTTGGCTTGAAAAGCGCGGAAATCAAAATAAATTCTACGATGGCGCGACACGTGATGTTATCGATGAGACTATCAAAAATATTCAAGCTTGGAACCAGCGTCTCTATGTAAATGAAAGTAGTCTAAGTGAAGAAATTACCGCGCGCCTCCAAGCTCTCAAAAATGTCCAAGAAAGCGAAAACTTCTATGAGACAGAGCAAAAAGATTTCGACGCAGACCTCTACGAAGCAGAAGTTTTCAAAGATGAGGATAGTGAAGACTTTGAAACAGAAGGAGAGATGGGCATATGAGTAATGTAATTCAATTGCGCCCGCCCACTTCTCCTTTTCTCCAAGATAATCGTATCTATCGAGATGGCATTTTACTTGAAAAAGGTGTTGAAGTTACTGAAGACTTTTTATTGCGTAATGAAAAGTTTTTTGCGGATTTGACGCAACTTTATACCGTATACCCTGACGTCTACTTAGACACAATCCAACCAGAAAATAGCCAGTTTGATCTATTTCCGTATCAGCGATGCTTCTTGAGGTCTCTGATGCGTTATAATCAAGTTTATATAACAGCAACACGCGCAGCCTCTAAATCTTTTCTTTCTGTTCTAGGAATGTTTTTACAATGCGTTTTTATCCCTGGTCACAAATGTTCACTCATTGCGCCGGTTAAAACACAAGGCGTAAGATTTTGCGCCTCTCCTTTGTAAAAAGGAGATAAATCAGACATCTAATTGCTGGGAAGCCCTAAAGTCCAAATGCCTTTTATGGAGCGAAAGCAGAAACAAGTTTTGGAATGGTCTACGGTGAAAGCCTAAAGATTTTTATAATGGGTAATCAGCATCCAACTCATTTTGAGAGGTTCAACGACTATCCTACGGGAGTAAATTATGAAATGGTGTCTTACCTTTATGGTAAAAGATATAGTCTAATCTTATGTGAAAGCATAAGCTAACAAAATGAAAAATTTTCAAAGAAAAGATAGCTGAGATACTAAAGATTTGGCCGCTTCTTGAAAAAGAACTCGAAGTTTTTATGGGCAAGCCTCATATCAACTTATCAAAAGATGTTGGTGAAGCTTATTTCAAAAACGGTTCGCTATTTACTGTCGAGGGCGCTACGGATTCGTCCAGAGGATTAAGACGCCACTCAATTTTCCTCGACGAAACCCGTGATGCTGACGAAGACGCAGTTAGTGAAATTATTATTCCTCAATTGAATGTTTCCCGTCGCAACGCACTTGGTCTTGTAAATCCATACGAAGCTGTAAATCAGCAAATGATTAGTGGCACTTCTGCGGGCACTAAATCATCCTATGCTTACGCGTTACTTTGTGAGACAATGATACAGGCTATAATTGATCCCGCGCACGCTTTTGTGATGGGACTTGATTATAGATTGCCCGCGATGCATGGCCTGGTAGACAAAGCCTTCGTCGAACGTCAAAAATTCTCATCCTCTTACAATGAAGCTACTTTCGCAGCAGAGTTTTTAGGAATTTGGGAAGGCGGAAGTAGTGAAGCTTGGTATGATTTTGAGAAACTTTCTAAATACAGAAAGAAAAAAAATCCAGAGTGGCATCAAAAATATAAAGACGGCCCAAATGTTTTCTACTTACTGTCGATAGATATTGGTAGAATTCACGATAGTACAGTAGCAACAGTATTTCGAGTCAATAAAGTAAATGGCAAATACTATTCAACAGTAGTAAATATCTATGTTCTAGGGCGTCAAGCGGAGACTAAAACTTTCTCTCAACAGGCAATTGATATAAAACTCCTAATTGAGAGATATAATCCACGCGAAGTCCTTATTGACACTAATGGCTTAGTAGAACTTAGGTCATTCAAAATCCCTCTAACTGCTGGGAAACCTCTTTTGAGGCAATCAGCAACGAAGTCGCGTTCGCGCGAAACGCTCAACGACCAATCGCAAGATGTAGGGGCAGCGCCCTGAAATGGGGGATACTTTTTTGTAAAGTAAAGATATGGTCTTCTCTACATAGAGATATGTAGCAGTTCATAAGAGAACGCATACGCTTGCGAAACGTATGGAAAATAAGATAGGTTTAGGTATTGCAGACGAAATGATAAAAACTCATATTGACGGCCGAGGGCGTGAACTTCCTGCTTACGGCTTTTTCAATAATGATGATTATAAAAAAATTCAACCAAAAAATTGTATTCCAATTCTATATTCAATGAAAGCAAATGGCCCATTGAAATCAAAAATCAATGGCAACGCTTATGCTCGCCTAAATAGTGGTCTTGTTCGTTTTTTGATTTCTGAACAAGAGGCGCGCGCTTCACTTCTTGCCACAAAAAAAGGTCAGAAGATGTCTATGAAAGAACGTGCGGAACGGCTTATCCCGCACGAAAATACGACAAAACTTTTCAATGAAATGGGGAACCTTCGTGCGAAGCAAACGGGCAATGATATTGTCCTTGAACCAATCAATACTCGGTTCCCAGATGATAAATACTATTCATTTGCTTATGGCCTTTGGCGCATCAAAGAAATAGAGGAAGAAGAACAAAAACGACAACGGAAACGAGGCCTCAATAAACGAAAACTCGTATTCTTTACAGGAGGAACCTAATTGGAAAATCAACAAAACAAAGTAAAAACCGCGCGCGATATTTCCTCCTTTTCCCGCGCGCGAGAACAAATGGTAGCCAAAAGCCGAGAGGTCTATGGAGACTATGATTATCTATCTGGTGCGCGAGCTTCTCGAAGATTGCGCAAATATTCCTTGAAGGAGATAGATGAAATTATTAGTTCTGGTTCTTTAGCAGAACAACGAATTTTATCTCGAAATTATTTTTCGCTGGATGGGCTTTATAAGAGAATTCTTTTGTATTATGCTACCTTGATGAAAGGGGCCGGATTGCTGGCGCCAGTCCCGGCGTATGGCAAACAACTCTCCGCCGACCACATTCAAAAACGTTATTATAATGCTTTGAATTATATAGACAAGCTTCATCTGGAGGAATTCGAGACAAAAGTGGCATTGCGCGCACTTATTGACGGATGCTATTATGGCGTCATTCAAAGGCTTGATAAGAATGATTTGGTTCTTCTTGATTTGCCTGCGCAGTTCGCTCGTTCATGCTATAAGGATATATATGGCAGAGATATAATTGAATTTGATGTTACTTATTTCTCTCAAATTACTGATAAAGAAGAGAGAGAAGAAGAATTATCTCTTTTTCCATCAGTAATTAGTAAGTATTATTGTCGATATGTAAAAGGTAGGGAAACTTGCTCGTGGGTAAAGGTGCCTTCAGAGTTAGGAGTTTGTTTCTCTTTTATCGAAGATGGTGCTCCGCTCTTTCTTTCTACAATTCCCGCAACAATTCAATATGACGAAGCAGTAGATACCGAGAGAGAAAGAGATTTGGACGAAATTAGAAAAATTCTAATTCAAAAAATCCCTCATCTTCAAGATGGTTCACTTCTATTTGAACCGGAGGAAGCGGTTGAAATGCACGCTGGCACGGTCGAGATGATGGCTGGAAATAAGAATGTCTCAGTATTGACTACATATGCTGATGTTGATTCAATTGTTTCTAAAACATCTTCAGATGCAGTTTCTAATAATTTGGAAAAGATGCTTCAAAATGTATATGCTGAAGCTAGTGTCAGTGCGCAATTATTCTCACCAACGGGAGCACAAGCTCTTGACAATTCTATTCGTAATGATATGTCCTTTATGATGATACTTATGAATAAAATTGCCCGCTTTGTTACCGATTTAGTGAATGGACTTTTTGGAAATACGAATATCTCTTTCAAATATACCATTCTGCCAATTACTTATTACAATCAATCTGAATTTATTACTGATTCCATGAAGCTCGCGCAAGCTGGATATAGTTATCTATTGCCGTCTATCGCGATTGGTGTTGGACAAAGAGAACTTCTTGGAATAAAGGAATTAGAAAATGAAGCGCTAGGTCTTCGTGATAAACTAATTCCTCTTGCTTCTTCTTATACTGAGTCAGCTGGAAATGACCCTGGACGTCCCACAAAGACGACAGAACAAAAAGCTCCTTCAACAATTCAGAAAGAAGAATCAATCAATAAGCAAGGAGGCGTGAAGACCGATGAATAATTTCGAGTTTCCTGTCTCCGTTTATGGGAAATTAGAAAAGTATAATGACGTGCTTTCAAAAGGACGGTGTCGTATTTTTTATAAATACGGCAACCGCAATGGCACTTATATAACGGATGAGTTTTCTGAGAAACTTCTGTCAACAATAGCTTACGCGCCAGTCAAAGGTATTTATGAATATGATGATTTTACTGACCATGGCGCGCGGCGTTCTGAAGGACGAATTTATGGTATTGTGCCAGAAAATCCACATCTTCAATGGGAAGAACATGAAGATGAGGATGGGGTTGTGCGCACATATGCTTGTGTTGATGTCCTAATTTTTACTGCACTTTATAAAGAAGCCAGCGATATTATTGGTAAAGCACAATCAATGGAACTTTATGAACCTTCCTTACAATACCACAGAGAAATTATTCATGGTCAACAATATATTGTTTTTGACGAAGGATGTTTCTTAGGACTTCAAGTATTAGGGAAGGATGTTGAGCCATGTTTTGAAGGCGCGGCTTTTTTCCAATTACAGGAAAATATTGAAGAAGTTGTAAAGAAAATTCAAGAGATTGAAATGACATATTCCAAAGGAGGACAAAAAGAAATGCCTCAGATGAATTTTAAGTTGTCTGATAGCCAGAAATTCGATGCTCTTTGGTCTTTGCTCAATCCAAATTATACAGAGGAAGGCAATTGGACAATTGATTATGCTATTTGCGATGTATATGACGAGTATGCTCTAGCTTATAGTTATGAAAATGCGCAATATGAGCGTGTTTATTATACTAAAAATGATGAGACCGATAGTGTAGCTCTTGGTGAAAAAGTTCGCGTTTATGTTGTCGATGTTACTGAAAAGGAAAAGACTACTCTTGACACATTGCGCGACCTCAATGGCGGAACGTATGAGCTTGTAAATGAAAATCTTGAGCACGCGCAAGAAAATGCTGAAAAAAATTCTGGTTTTGAGCTCAAAGTTACCGAGTTAGAAAATAATATCGCAACTTTGAATACAGAGAAGTCTGCAATTCAGTCAAGTTATGAACTTGAGCATCAAAAAGTTGAAAGTCTAACTGCTGAAAATGAAGGACTAAAACAGTATAAGCTATCCATCGAAGCAGAACAGAAGAATGCGGTTTTCACAGAGTATAAGGACAAGCTTTCTGAAGAAATTCTTGATACTTATCGTGAGAAGGCAGCAGAATATTCTGCCGCTGACCTAGATAAAGAATTAGCTTATGAGCTGAAGAAAACAAATTTCTCTTTCTATGAGAAAAAGGATAATGGTTATTTACGCAAAGATGTCCAGAAGAATGGCATCGACGAGATTCTTGCTCGTTATGTAAAGTAATAAATTTTTGGAGGACTAAAAATGGCTACTAAGAGATTAGTAATCGATGGTTATGGCCAGGTTGAGCTAAACAACGTTGCCTTCCGTCGTGATGGACGTATCGTGGCTCAGTGCGCGCCCGATGCTACTGATTTTGCTTCTGTCCCAGTTGAGAATGGTATGATTCTTGCTGTTGACGAGGCTAACCGCACTGTAAAGTTTGCTACTGACAATTCTCTTCCTCTCGCTCTGGTTTATTCTACTGAGCATATGTATGACGAGAGAATGCCTGGTCTAAAGAATTTCAAGCTAAATGGCTCTGATGACTTCCTACCTCGTCTAGGTTATCCAGCCGTTGGCGATAAGTGGCATACTAACACTATTTGCTATTCTGACGCAGAATATACTAATGAAACAGCGCTCATTACTGCACTAAAGGCATATAAGACTGCTGCTGTTTATGGTAAAGTTGATGCTACTGGTGCTGTTTGTTTGACCGCCACTGCTCCTACCGTTGGTCTAAAGCTAAAGGTTGTTGAGTATGGCACTATGCCCGACGGTCAGAAGGGTGTAAAGCTACAAGTTTTAGATGTGTAATAGGAGGGTAATAAAATGACTATTGCTGAACTACAAGAAATTGCCCTTCACGCCGTAAAGGGCACTGTACCTGCCACTTATGCCAATAAGGAAGTTGATATGCAGGCCGCTTTTGCTGATGGTCTTAGCGAGCTAATGGGCTCCTACAATCAGTTTATGAAGAATCGTTATGACATTTATGAAATTGTCATGAAGGCTTATAACGAAATTCTTCCTGCAAAGGTTATTGATGCCATTGGCGCTTTTGCTGATGTTCAAACCACGAAGAATGGCGAGAAGGTTATGTTCAAGGTCCGCAAGGGCAAGCTACGCGCCAAGAAGTTCCTAACTCAGGCTGCTATCAATGGTGTTTATGAGACTTTCCGTCTTGATTCTGACACCTTCACTCTTGCTATGCACAATGTCGGCGGCGGTGTCTCTGTTGACCTACAACGTGTTGCTGATGGCGCTGAGTCTCTAGCCGAATGCATGGCTATTCTAAATGAGGGTCTAACTGACGCTGTCTATTATGAGGTTTATAAAGCACTCCGCGCAGCTATCAATGCCTCTGCTCGTCCTGCTGCTAATAAAGTTGACGTTTCTTCTTGGGATGCTGAGAAGATGGTCAAGCTAGTCAATGTTGTTCGTGCGTATGGCAATGGCGTTGCTATTTTTGCTCCTCCTGAGTTCATTGGTGCGATGGGTGCTGACGCCATTGTTTCTGGTATTGCCAATACCACCAACGGCATTTATCATCCTCAAGATATTGATGCTATTCATAATACTGGTTACATCAATATCTTCCGCGGTTGCCCAGTCGTTCCAATTCGTCAGTCCTTTATTGACGAGAGCAATGAGAAGACCTGGATTGACCCACAGATTGCTTATGTTCTTCCCGCTGGCGGTGAGAAGGTTGTCAAGGTTGGACTCGAAGGTGGCTCTCTAATTCGTGACTACCAGAACCGTGATGGTTCTACCGAGATTTATGCTGAGCAGAAGATGGGCTGTGCTATTCTTGCTCATCATAACTGGGGTATTTATAGAAATACCGGTATCGAGCAAACTTACGAGAACCCCTACGTCAATCTTTGATAAATCCCTACGATATATAATAGATGGGGGAGGTAGCTCCTCCTCCATCTTTTCTAAATTTTGGAGTAAAAGGAGTATTCATAATGTCTAAGGTAAAAATTATTAGTAAGTATTCTGGTTCAATTTTGGTAAAAATTCCAGACTTGAATTTCCGTCGTGAACTAATTGCGCGCGGTTCGTCTTTTACAGTAGATAGCGAGCTTCTGCAGGAAATGATGTATGATTATGGCTTCCGTTATATGATAGAAAGCGGAATGCTTTATATCGATGATCTTCAAGTCAAGAAAGACCTGGGGCTTGAACCAGAAGATGCTACAGAGCCAGTCAATCTAATTCCGCTAGAAGAGCCTCAAATGAAGCGCGCGATGTCGGTTATGCCAATCAATGAGTTCAAGGCATTTATCAAAAAGCTCACATATGAACAAATGCTTGCGCTATCTGATTATGCTATTTATAACGAGCTAGGAGATTTTCAAAAAGCACAAATTATCAAAGAAGCTTGTGAAAAGGATATTCTAAAAGCGATTGAACTAAATAGGCAGGCTAAGGAGGGCTAATAAATGGCGACTCCTTTACAAACAGTATATCAAGCTTTTTTGTCAAAGATTTTAGAGGATGAGTGGCAAGGATGGTCACAGGAAGAATTAGAGGCTGATTTAGAAACACTTCTAACTGGCGCCGTCACTCGTTTCAAGTTCCCCCGCAAATCTCTTGAATGGAATAACGAAGGTTTCATTGAAGATTTAGACAACGAAGAAATTCAAATTTTAGCTTGTTATATGAAAGTAGAATGGCTCAATAGGACCATTCTCTGCTGGGAAAATGTAAAACCTCTTTACGAGGAAAGAGACTTTTCTCAAGCAAATCTTCTTGATAAGTTTGACCAAATGCTAAAAACAGAACAAAAGACTGCCGCGCAGTTAGAAGCAATTTATTATCGTTCTATAAAGCGGAAGCCCTTTGCTTATCGTAAGTTGGCCGAGCAGTCATGAAAAAAGAATTTGCTGAAGGATATATCAACAAGCTAAAGAGCAAACTTTTTGGTCTATTGTGTGAATTTGAAAAGAATGGCGAGTGGGAAAAATTTCTTGATTCGATTATTACTGAGCTTCTTGGTTTTCCAGAGGATTTACGCACGATAAATTATTATATTTTGCTGGCTAAAATTTCTTCGCTTCGTTATCTTCGTTATGAATATTTTCGTAATACAATTTTTAGTTGTATGACTTTATTGGGGAAGACTGATGAACTATTATGATATTTATAATAAGCGACTGAATCGCTATGGCAATGATTATCAGTCACGACTTCAAGGGAAGCGCGAGCATCAATTTGAGTTATATCTTTCTCGTTCTGTTTATTATACAGTTTTCAAATATAATAACACCGATGTTGAAGGTAGTTTTGAACGCTATAAACAAGATGAGACAAAAGCTCTTCATTATCTTTTGACAAAAATTGAAGTAAAAATTCCAAACGGAACGGTTCTTATGATACCGAATAAAGATGGAATTGAAGAACCTTGGATGGTATATTATCTTGAACGAATAAAAGCAAGCGGATATAACCGTTATATTATGCTTCATATGACTCATTATTTGACTTGGACCGCGCGAGATGGTTCAACCCAAAATACTTGGGCTTATATGTATGGTCAAGAAAATAATATGTTGATAGATGAACTTCGTTCAAGAAGCCGAATGGATACTCTTTATACAGAGAATTTGAAGACTAGTTTCTTCATTATGCCAAGAAATCAATACATAAAAAAAGACGATTATTTTATTGTCGGTGAAAAACCTTTTCAGGAATATTATCGAGTAACAGGATACGACTTTCAATCAAGTGAAGGAGTTGAATATGTGACAATTGACCCAGTTTATGAATTTGATTTGACACCCGCGCCTATGAAGCAAGAGAATGATACAGATGAGGATTTCTTTTGGCTGAATGGAGGGGAAATAAATGATTAGAAATCTAAGAGAAATTGGGCCTTATCTTCAAAAAATTGTTACTAGACTCCAATCAAATCAAAATCTTCTCAAATATCTTTATTATACAGATAAAGATCCTTTAGCAAATCAGAACTTATCAAAGAAACAGATACAGGAAGAAATTTTCAATGAATTGATAAAAATCGTTCCTCGTGTGGGGCCGAAAGAAACTGCAAAAAGTTTGATTTCTATCCGAGTGGTGAATGGACATCAAAATGATGCTAATAATCAAATTGAAGATTTATCTGTTGCTATTGAAGTTTTTGTTCCTATGACTCAATGGATTATCAAAGATGAGAACCTTCGACCATTTTGTATAATGGGAGAAATTCAGAATTCTTTGAACGGGAAGAATATTGATGGCCTTGGTCGAGTTCATGGTGGAGATTTTGCTGCTAATTTCTTTACAGATGAAATTTCCTGTTACGAAATGACATATTCTTTTTCACTATATGATTGATGAAAGAGTTTTTCTTGGCTTCCCTAAAAATTTTGATAATCTCTGTAAAATATATCCGCCCAAGATAAAAGATGTAATTGGGAATGATAAATTCCCTTTATATAAAAGAATTCTTACTTTGTCTCAAGAGGAGATAGAGGACGAATTCACTGAGAAAGGGTTAGATTTAGCCAATATGTTGTCACCTTTTGAAACATTATTTACCAATGCTTATAATAATGAAGAAATGCGACAACTGACCAATGACGCTTTTTTCTTTTTTATTCATGAACCAATAATGCTTCTTTATGAGCAGAAAAAAATTATTATTGGGGACATTGAAAAAGTTTTGAAAAAAATTGAAAAAATTGATGATTTGAAAATTATTGATGATTCTAATTTTTTCAATTTTCAGAATGAAGTGCGCGCGATGCTTGGTGAAAAGAAAATTGATCCTCCCAATCCAAATGAGGATCCGCGTCTAAAAAGGATGAAAGCCAAAGCTCGTTATCGTGATAGAGTGAAGGCAAAATCAGGAAAAGGTCTCCAATTAGGTTCATCATTGGCTTCACTTTGTTGTATGGGTTTTGGACTAAATCCACTTTCTCTTGGAGAGTTGAGTTATGCTTCAGTTCCAATTTTGATACGTTACTATCAAGAAAAAGAAAAATATCAACTTGATGTTGATAGCTTACTTGCTGGCGCTGATGCTAAAAAAGTAAAACCCAAATATTGGGTTAGAAACATTGATATGGATGAATAAATTTTTATAGGAGGCTATAAAATGGCTGATATTCTAAGTCGCTATGGTAGATAAAATGCCACCATAAGAAGTAATTCTTATTGGAAAAATCTTGTGAATTGCTGGAAGATTCTAAAGCTAACTGACTACAACGTAAGAAGTAATTCTAAGCGTGAGAGTGAAAAAATAGTTAGATAGTGAACTCGAAGGAGGTCTAAAATGGACAATCAGCAGCTAAGCATCAATTCAGAAATATATTATAGAAAGCCTACTAGTGGGAATGGTTTTATTTATAAATACACAAGTCCATCTGGAAAGAGTTATATTGGAAAAGCAATAGGAACTTTGAAAAAGAGAGCTATAAATTTAGTCTCTGGGATAGGGTATAAGAAATGTCCTCTTTTTTGGCGAGCAATAAATAAATATGGATTTTTGAATTTTCAGGTAGAAATAATTGAAGAAGCCCCTTTATCAATTTTAGGCGAAAAAGAAATTTTTTATATTGAAAAATATAATACAAGAAACCCCCATGGATATAATATTGCTCAAGGTGGAGAAGGGGGGCAAAAGAAAGAGGTTTATGTATATTCGGCGCAGAATGGAGAATATGTTGGGCATTATTCAAGCTTGACGGAGGCTTCAGTGGAAACAGGAGTTCCTATTGAAACAATCAGTATAATAATGAAGCAGCAAAGACGAAAACAGGCTCACAATTTGATTTTTTTGGATAGCTATATTGAAAGATATGATATAAATAATTTAGCTCGAAAAAATTATACAAAAGTTTTTGTATATGATAAAAACGGGAGCTACGTAGGCAGTTATAGCAGTATTTCTAATGCTTCGAAAGAATTGGACATATCAGAAAGTGCAATAACACGAGCACTTGCCGGCACTATTTTACATGCTTCATTTTTTCAGTTTAGAAAAGAAAAAGAAGAGTATTTACCTCCAATTCCCAAAAATTCAAAAAGCCCGATTCCTGTATGCCAAATTGACCCAAAGACAGGAGAAATTCTAAACAGATTTAGTTCTCTTCAAGAAGCTGGTCGAGCGGTCGGATTGACAAGTGGTAGTGGAATAAAAAAAGTAATTACAAGAGGTAAAGGAACTAGTGGTGGATATTTCTGGATAATTGATGAAAGTTCAACGACTAAGTAGAGCAAAATCCTAGCTCTCTGTGCAAGACCTCCAATTTTATTGGAGGAAGATATAGTCTAATCTTAGGCGAAAGTCTAAGCAGCATTTATCTAGTCACAATAAATGCGGACAGATTGGGAACCTGTTGAATGTTATGATTAAGGAAGTTTGTGACTTCACTCTATATGATATCAATGACGACGGTTCTATTGGCGCCCCTGCGCTATATCTGGATACTCTAAAAATTTCAACCGTCGAGCAAACAGCTGATAGCACTTCTGCTCGTGGCGGCAAGGGTAATAGCGAATTGGTTATGTGGGATTTTGGTCGTGAAATCACCCTAAACCTTCAGGATGCTCTTTTCTCTGCTAAATCTATGGCAATCATGTTTGGTGATGCTGATGGTGCTTCTGCTCCTGCTAGTGGTTCTGTGCTTCGTACTTGGAACCTAACTAAGCTTGGCACTCTTAGCGCTGCTCCTACTCAGCTAGATCTAGGCCTTGGTAAGAAGCATACTGTTTCTACTAGCGCTGTTTATTATACGGCTACTGGCTCTTCTAGCTCTGAATGGAGTGCTGACGCTGTGTATATCACTGACAAGGTTACTACCAAGGACCATACTGAAATTGTTATTAATGCTGAGACGTTCCCCGGAACTTATGCTTGTATTGGCGACACTTACTGCCGCAGTGAAGATACCGGTAACGATAGCTTCTTCCAAATTCAAATTCCAAAGGCAAAGATGCTTTCTGACGTTACTCTAACGATGGAAGCTGAGGGCGACCCAACTGTCTTTGATATGCAGATGAAGGTTCTCCGTCCAAAGAACGGCGAAATGATGAAGCTAGTCAAGTATGATATCTAAAATCTAAATAGAGAAAATAGGGCGGTGGAGGTTGGCCTCCATCGCTCTTTTTTTTGGAGGATAAAATGGTAGATTTATTTTCTTTCAAGGAATTAGAGCCATGCTATTTGAAAGCTACTTATCCTATAGAGATTGGGAATAGAAAAATTGAAAAAGGAGAAGCCCTTGCTACTTTTGATAAAATTCAAATTGGAGCTTTGAAAGAAGTAAAAAATTTTGTAGCCGCACGAGGTGGCTTTGACAATCGCGCGCGAGTCTATTGGGAAACAACAAAAGAACTGCCTCTTTCATTTTCTCAAGGAGTCTTTTCAAAAACTCAGTTGGCTCTTCTGATGAATTCAAAGTTAGTGGATTTTCAGAAAGATGACCCTATTCCAATCTTTTTTAGCGAGAAATTAGAAAGTGATGAGAATGGAGAGTTCAACCTAAAAGAAAATCCGATAAAACTCTTCTTATATGAAGAAAAAACTGGAGAGAAAATTTCTTTTGGGTTGGATGGAAAAAGAGTAAAAATTGAAAATCCATATACAGAAGTAGTGGCGCAATATACTTATAATTATATGGATGGCGCTTCTCAAATTCAGTTGGGCAAGCGTTTATTGACTGGCTTCGTGGAGCTTGAAGCTAGAACTAGAGTAAAGGACGATACAACCGGACAAGTTGTAACTGGACTTTTCAAAATTCCAAAGTTGAAACTAATGTCTGATTTATCTATTCGGCTGGGCGCGCAAGCTACACCGGTGGTTGCTAATTTCTCGGCGGTAGGCGTTCCAGTGGGTTCAAAAGGGAATTCTTATGTAGGGGAATTTTATATTTTGAACAATGATATAGATAGTGATTTCTAAGTGATATCAGCATTAGTTTTCCGCTAATGCTGATTTTTTATGTGGGAGGGAGAAATGGCAGAAAAAAGAGTAATACAAATTGCCTTTGACGGCGATATAGAAAAAGTATCTTCTAAAATTCAGACCATTCAGAATGAGCTTAGTAAGCTAAGTCTAGGCAAAGGCTTAAATCGTGAATTTGAAGATACTTTTTCTTCTTTGACAAGTGAGCTAAAAAAGCTTCAAGGCCTGACAGATGGTAATAAAGTAGATTTTGTCGATGTAAAAAAAGTTGAGAAAAGCACCGATGCTATTGATAAACTTTATGATAAGCTGTCTCGTCTTGCAAGTTCTTCTGGAGTGAATAGTTCGCTTCTCAAAAATGATAAGAAAGCAATTGATGCACTAACTAGCGCGCGAACAAAATACAATTCGGTTACAGTAGCAGGGCTAAAAGAGCAGCAACGTCTTCAAAAAGATTTAGCTAACGCTCAAGAAAAAACAAACTCTAAAGCTGAAAGGGCGCAATTTATTGATAATTTACGCGAACAAACTACTAATGCGTTACTAAACGCGCAGAAGGAACTGGCTTCATTAGAGGCTCAATTACGTGCGAAAGGTGGAAATAATCCAACTAAATATCTGAAAACAGATGGAGACGGCAACGTAGTTGGCGCAGATAAGAGAACCTCTCTTGGAAAGCAATACAATGCGCTAAAGGAGCAGTTGCCGCAGTTAGAAGCAGCGGCAAAAAGTGCTGAAAAAGCTGTTAAACCAAGTTTCGCACAAATTGAAGAAGAAGCGAAAAAGATTGCCGATGGAATTGATAAAGCCAAGAAGGCTCTTATTGACTTCAATAACACGCAGCCGCAGAAACAGGCAAAAGCTTTTGGAGAGGTACGTCAAGAACTTGAAAAGATTAGCGGTATTGATTGGAAATCTCTTGGTGTTGACCTCAACAGTATCAATAATATTGATGAACTAAACGATAAACTTTCAACTCTTTCTAGCGATGCTGGGGTCCGCGCACAGCAAGTTCTTGAAAATATTCGGAATGCAAGTTCTGAAGGAGCCGAACCACTTAGGGCTCTAGGAAGAAATGCTCAAGCCGCAGGACAAGATTTACAAGAACTAACTGACCGAGATAAAGATATTCAACGTCTAACCGATCAGCTAAAGAATTTCTTTTCAATTTCTAACTCTGTTCAATTGTTCAAACGAGCAGTTCGTTCTGCTTTTGAAACAGTAAAAGAACTTGACAGTGCAATGACTGAGATTGCGGTAGTCTCTGATTTCTCTGTTGGTGATATGTGGGAGAGACTTCCAGAATTTACCACGCAAGCAAATGAGCTAGGCGTAGCTATCAAAGATACTTATAATGCTACAGCACTTTATATACAACAAGGTGGTCAAAATTTGATTTTTCCATGAATTTTGGATATAATTTTAGAAGAAAGAGAACTTACAAATGTCTTCTAATATATTATATAAAGGAGAAAATTATGGAAAAAATCATTATCTACAAAGGAAAAGAAACAAATTATACAGTGTCAGAAGAAGGAAAAATTTTCAACACAAAAACCCAGCGAGAACTAAAAGGAACTCTCGCAAGAAATGAATATCCTTCAGTTCAACTTAGAATTGATGGAAAAGCAATTTCTTTTATGGTTCATCGACTTGTTGCAGAAGCTTTTTGTGAAAATCCAAATGGTTATACAATTGTTGACCATATAAATCGAGATAAATTAGATTGTCGCGCGGAAAACTTGAGATGGGTTAGTGCAAAAGAAAATAGTAAAAATGCTACTAGAAAAATTTCATCAAGGGATAAGGAAAAGATGGGCATTTCAGAATGGAAAGAAATTTCTAATTATAAAGGATATGTAATTAGTAGAGATGGTATTGTTGTAAATACTAAAACAAATAGAAAACTTATTCCTTCAAATAGAAATGGTTATTTACGGGTAAATTTAGGAACTAAAAAATTATCTGTTCATCGTCTTGTCTATGAAACTTATATTGGCCCAATATCTGGTTACATTGACCACATAAATGGCAACCGCTCAGACAATCGTGTTGAAAATTTACGAGATATAACTCAAAAAGAAAATGTAAAAAATACATATGAACGAGGGCGTAAAGATACAATTTCTGTAAAATCTTATACTTCTGATGGAAAATTAGTAAAAGAATATGAAACAATGCAGGCCGCAGCAAAAGACCTAGGAGTTACATTGTGCGCAATACGCGCCGCGTCTCTCTATGGAACAAAGAGTAACGGTTTATATTGGCTTCGTTTTGATAGTATTACTTCTCCAGAAGAATTCAATAAAAAATTTGGAGATAATGGAAAAGTTTTTACATCAAACTCGTTCATTGATGACGACGGAATAATTTATAGTAAAGCTTCTAAACACTGTATTCCTAAATTTGTAGATAATGAAAATAATTCATATATTTATCTTATTCAGAATGGGAAATATCAAAAGCTAAAAGTCTAGACCTTGAAATCTCTCTAATTGCGGGGTGACCTTAGAGCATTAGATACTAAACTAACCAAGTAATTGGTTAGCGGCGAAGTGTAATTGCTTAGGTATAGTAAAAAGTCTAATGATTGGGAATCCGCAGCTAAGACACTGATAGGTGTAAAGTTCAACGACTATCCAAGGTCAATCTTGGAGTACGCTTCGGCGGATACGGGAGAACCTCCTCGCGCCAGTAAAGTATGTTTAGCGCGAAATAAAGGTAAGATATAGTCTAATCTTTACGGAAACGTAAAGCTTGTAAATGCTAGACTTACAACACTCGATGGAACTTTCTAATGAGACTTTGAAGATGGCTCGTATTGCTGGTATGGGTGCAGCGGATGCGACAGACGCGAAAATTCATTGCGTCGCTTAATAGTAATATTAAGGCAATAATTTTTTGAATTGCTGGAATATCCTTAGAGACTTATCTACTAAGCAACTTCGTGAGAAGTTGGTTTTAAGAGAACAGTAAAAATGATAAGTATTGGACAATCAGCAGCCAAGTTTCTTAGAAATAAGAAAAAGGTTCAACGACCAACCGGAAGGTGTAGATCCAAGTGGGTTGAAGCGAAAAATATCCTTAATAGGGATAAAGATATGGTCTGAACTTTATAGAAATATAAAGGAGTAATAAATATGACAAAAACTGAAGAAAGGGTTCTTCAAAATATTGACAATTTTCAAGAGGTTAAATTTATTGAATTTATTTATTTTCCAAAAGCCAGTAAGGTTAGAGTTCGTTGTTTAAATTGTGATACAATATTTGAAAGATGGTGCTATCATTTTAATGATAACCCCCACCATTGTCCAAAATGCCGACCAAAAAGAGTTGCAAATAAGCTAACCTTACAACAAGCACAAGAAAGAACTGATAAAGTCTTTTATGGAGAATTAGAACTTCTTGAATACAAAGGAAACAATACTTTGATAAGTGTAAAGTGTAAAAAATGTGGAATTGTTTTTTCTGCTGTTCCTACCTCTCTTTGGAGAAATCGTACTAAGGGGTGTCCCGAATGTAGTAAGATCATCTCTTTAGGAGAAAAAAAAGTAAAAAACTTTTTAGAAAGAAAAAAAATACAATATATAAGAGAGTATCGTTTTCAAGATTGTCGAGATATTTTAACATTACCTTTTGATTTTTATCTTCCACTTTTAAATACTGTGATTGAATATCAGGGCGAACAGCATTATAAAGAAAGGAGTTTTTATTATTCTGAAAAAATGGTTGAGCATGATAAAATAAAAAAACAGTATTGTGAAGAGAAAGGAATAAATCTTATTTGCATTCCTTATACTGAGGATGTTGAGTCATATTTAGAGCCGAGGATAAAATAACAGCTATCCTTGAACATAATGAATGACAAGCGCCCTTCGTGGTTTTAACATGGAGTTAAATGAGACTTCAGCAAAAAGGGTCAATGACGTCTATTCAGAACTGGCAGCGATTACAGCCTCCAATGTAGAAGAGCTTTCTACTGCTATGTCAAAGACGGCTTCTATTGCACATAGTGTCAATATGGAGTTTGAGACTACTGCGGCTCTTTTGGCTCAAGGTATTGAGACGACGCGTGAAAGCGCAGAAACCATCGGTACTATGCTGAAGACCGTTATCGGTCGTTTTTCAGAAGTCAAATCTTTGTATTCAAAAGGTGAAATTACTGGCACCGATGAAAACGGCGAAGTAATCAATGTAAATAAAGTTCAAAAAGCGCTCCGCGAAGCGGGTGTTGATATGACAAAGTTCTTTGTTGGTGAAGAAGGTTTAGACCAAGTTTTTCTAAATCTGTCCAAAAAATGGGATAGTTTAGACATAACAACTCAGCGCTATATAGCAACCTTGGCAGCCGGAAGCAGGCGAATTAAACGACGTTGCCTGCTTCTTTCTGCGGCTTAATAATACAGATAAATAAATACTCCGTGAATTGCGGGAACGCCCTTAGAGTTTCAACAACCAAACATGAATGGCAACATATCATGCGGCGAAGGTAATGACTAAGGTATGGTAAAATCGTTGAAAATTGGGCAATCCGCAGCCAAGATTCTAAATTTGACTTCTTGTCGGTTTTGTTTTATAATAAAACAAACAGGAGGGATATAATGGAATATAAATATATTTACATAAATGGCGAAAAAACTTATTTTAGAATTTATTCTGACGGTCGAGTTATGAGTGAAAAAACAGGCCATTTTTACTCTGGAAGCATTAGGAATGGATATAGATGGTTTGACCTTAGATATAAGAATGGCAAATATGCTAAAAGTCAGCATCGTTTATTGGCAGAAGCTTTTATTGAAAATCCTCAGAATTTAGAATATATAAATCATAAAGATGGAAATAGACTAAATAATGACTTGTTCAATTTAGAGTGGGTAGATGCTTCAACAAACAATCTAGCAATAAATCGCCATCCATCGGGAATAGACCATACAAATTATGAAGTATACGATGATATTGAAGAATGGAAAACTTTTCGGAATACTATTTATATGGTTTCTACGTGGGGCAGAGTAAAAAATTCTAAAACAAATAAAATTATGAAAGGGAAAATTACTAGTGCCGGATATAGAGAATATTGTTTAACAATTGATAAGAAAAAAATGACTGTTCGTGCCCATCGTATTACTTATGAAGTATGGAAGGGCGGAGAACTCGACATCATAAATCATATTGACGGGAATAAGTTAAATAATCATATCTCTAATCTTGAAAATGTAAGTTCACTTGAAAATAATTTAAAGGCCATTTATGAAACAAAAGTAAAAAAATATCCAAAAACCGCGCAATTCGATTTGGAAGGAAATTTAATCCAAATCTATGAAAATAATGCAGATGCTGCTAGAGCAGTGGGTGTTAAACCTCAATCAATTCAAGCAGCTATAAAAAAAGGTTATAAAAGTTGTGGATATTTTTGGAAAAATTTAGAATAAGGTTCATCGACTAATTTGTAGTAGAGTAAAATCTACGAAGTGCGGAGCATCGTAAGATGAAGATATAGTCAGACTAATAGAGAAATTTATTAGATATAGAACAAAGTCGTTTTTTGGCCATTATCAGTGATTACTCCAAAACAATGGAGTTAGTAAATGCAGCAAATGATAGCGCTGGCGCGTCTCAAGAACAATATGAAAAAACACTCGAAAGCCTTGAAACAAAACTCTCAAAGCTAAAAAATGCTTGGGATGAATTTGTAATGGGACTTTCTAATAATGAAGTCATAAAAACAGCAGTAGATGTTCTAACGAGTCTACTTCAAACAATCAATAAAATTATCAGTTCTCTTTCAGGTGGGAATGGCCTTATAAAATCAGTTCTTTCTATAGGAACAGCGATTGGAGGTCTAAAGTTAGGAAAGTCCATTATTAGTTCTCTTATTGGAAATATGGTAGATACAAAAGACGGCGGAATTTTTTCCAAAGCTTTTGGCACTACTACCTCTCAGAAAAAAGCTGGACTACAAGCGGGAAAAAGCTTTTTGTCTGGACTCTCAGATGCAATAAAGAACAGAAGTCTGCCTAAGACAGACTATATTATTTCCGACTTTTCAAAAAATTTGACAACTGTTTTCAAAAGTAAGGAATGGAGCTTTGATTTTTCAAACGCAAAGCCAGAGGGCCTCACACAGTTCAAACAGAACATTACAACCTCTCTATCGCAAGGCGATGAAGCTTCTAAAGCTCTTTCAGCACAGTTTTCTTCTCTTTGGGATACAAAGAAATACAATGAAGCAATAACTGCTCTTGAAAAAGCTGGAATCCAGATAAAATTGACTGGCGAAGAAGCTCAGCAAATGGGTATTTCTGTATCAAAGACTGACAAAGATTTTAGAACAATGGCTATCGCGGCAGGAGTGGCAGCAAGTGCTTTGATGGGACTGGCTACTATTCTTGATAATAATGGGAAGGAAAAAGCGGCCAATATCGTTCGCGGCATAGCTACTGCTCTAATGGGTCTTATCCCAGTTATTACAATGGTTCAAACTGCTATGATAGCTGGCGCTGAAAGTGTATCTGTTGCTATCAAAAATATTCCAATTATTGGTTGGATTGCAGCAATTATTTCTGCTGTAATTTCTCTTATTCAAATTTTTTCACAATTTGCTCCAGAGACTCAAGCCAAAAAAACAGAACGTTTAGCAGAGCAAACCCAGAAGGCAGCAGAAGCAGCACAAGCAGCGCAACAAGCTTACTCCAATTTGGTTGAAAGTTTTGACAAATATGGAGAAGCTGTTGATAAAATCAATGATTTGACAGTTGGAACTACAGAATGGAAAAATGCACTTCTTGATGTAAATAATCAAGTTTTGGAACTCTTGGATAAGTATCCTCAATTAGCATCTTATTTGACTTCTGAAAATGGTGTATTAGGAATTTCAGAGGAAGGTATCCAGAAGACTACAGATATTGCACAAGAGCAATCACGTAGAGCTCAAGCCTTATCTGTTACGAGTCAGTATGCTGAAACAACCAATCAGAGAAGAATTGCTCAAAAAGCATATCAACAAAACTTCTGGTCTTATGACCAATATACTGGTAATGTTATCACAAACCCCGAAGCAGCAAAAGCTTTTTCAAATTATCTCAAAGAAAATCCAGATATGACAGCCGAAGATTTTCGGACTTTGGCTGGAGGTGCAGGGGAAGAACTCTCCAAATTGGCTGATATTACTGGCCTTACTGTCAATCAAATGGCGGATTTAGTGGATATTACTCGTTCTTATAATAAAGATATGGTAGCTTATGGTCTTCAAGAAGAGAATTATCGGAATGCTTTGGGAGTTTTAGCGGGGGACGTTTCTTCTAATAAACGTTGGAGTATGGTTACTCAAATGTTTAACCTGGATGAGACTGCTTCTGAAATAGACGCCGCGCGTGATGAATTAGATACAACAATTTCTAAAATGGCTCGTGACTTGAAAGATCAAGGTTATACAAGTATTATGGATTTGACCGGAAGTGACGCCACTTACCGTCAAGTTTATGAAGCCGTTACAGGTCAAAGTTCAGAGGGTGTTGATATTGACAGTATAAAGGATTATGTAGCTCAATTCCAAGTTTTGAATGGCCAAGTTGAAGAAGCTATTCCAATTCTAAATAAGTTGACATCAATGAAAAATCAAGGCCTAGCTGATGAAATTGCTGGACGAATTGCTGGTGGAACTGGCCTAACGCGAGCTCAAGCAGAAAAACCACTTACAAAAGCTGATTTGCAGGAAATGGCATCTCAAATGGGATATGCTAATGACGATGAAATGGCAAAAGCTTTTGGATTTGATGATTGGACGGCTCTTTTCAATCAGTGGTCACAGGACGCTGCTTCAATTGCTTCACAGTTTGAGGAAAAGGAAGCAACTGCTGCTAATGTTATTGGTCAAAATCAAGTAGAAAAAGCAAGCTCTTTGATGGGAGATAAAGACTTCCAAACCTACTCTAACTATCTTGAACAATTGGCAACTCTTTATGCTAAAGCGGGGGTAAATGGCGCGCAAGCGGTTGATTTGTTCCAAAGTTCTCTTGAAGCTTTGATTTCTAATAATCCTCAGTATGAGAAAGAAATCAAAGATATTATTGGAATGACCGACCTTTCTGACTATGACAGTGTCGAAGCAGCAATTTCTGATATAAAAGAACTTATTCCTGGAGTTGGAGACGAACTCAATAATTTTGAGACGGCTCTTATTCAACTAGGTAAAGCCACTAAAAAAGTCAACTTGAAAACCACAATGTCTGATTTGACTTCGATGTTAGACTTAGCAGATGAGATTTCTTCCCGCTCTCGTTCCGAAGGCATTACTCAAGACGAACTAGAACAAATTGTATCTAGTGGTGCTGCTGGCTACTCTGATTTTATGTTTACAGGTCAGGAATTTATTCCAGTAACTTCTACTATGGACGACCTGGCCGAAGCAGTGCGCGCGAACACTCAAGCCGCTATTGAGAATACTTTGGCGCTTTTGAAGCAAGCAATTAGTGAAGGCGAATATGTTGAAGAAATGTTCAATCAAGAAGAATCTTGGAAAGGGATTTCTGACGAGCAAAAAAATCGAATTCTAAGCGGAGAAGCTAGCGCGACGCTTGATGCGAATGTAATTCGAGATGTTCTTCAATTAGACAAGAGTGCCTCTACGGAAGAGGTCATGTCTAAATATCGCGCCTACATGCCAGATTATTTGAATTTAGCTGATAATCGTTCTCAAGCAGAAAATTATCAGAACTATATGGATCAGGCAGCCGCTTGGAACACCGACGCGCAAAATCTCCTCCTACAAGGAAATACAGATGTTCTTGATGATATTGTCAACGCGCGCGAACTAAGTGGAACCGTTGAAAAACTAACGGATGACTATGAAGCCAATACAGAAAATGGCGAAGCTAACTCTGACATGATGAAAACTCAAGGTGTCAGATATACAGAGAATGAGAAAAAAATCAAAAAACTTTGTGAAGGTATTGAAGACGTAAAGGATGCTTTTGATAATGGAACTGAAGCTTTGGCCAATGGTGAGACTCCTGCTGACGATTATTGGCAAGCTCTTTCTAAAATTGAGAGTAAAGGCCGCCAAGTCTTTGGTGAGAATTTCACTCAAGATTTCATCCAGCAAAATGCTGATTTGATTTCTCAGCTAACCGAAGGCGGAGAGGTTGGCGAGCAAGCTTTTATTTCTCTTCAACAGAAGATTTCTGAAGCCACTCAGCAAGCAGTTGAAGATTTGACTTATTTTGATACTAATCTCCAGCAAGTTAGAAGCGCGCTTGACGGGTTAGATGGAGTAAAAGCCGAGTTCAAGGTCAATGGCACTGCTGATGTATCTCAATTAGTTCAACAACTAATCCTTGCGGGTAACACAGCAGCTGAGGCTGCACGAATTGTTGAGTCTTTGACAGGTTCAACTGTTACTTATACTGTTGACTGGCAGTGGGTTACTCTTCCTACTTCGTTAGCAATGAGTTCCACTTATGCCGGTCTTGAGAAGGCGGGTGCGAGTGGCGGTTTTACTTCTGTAAAAATTCCTAAAGTTATTCAGGCAGTTGGCACAAAAAATAATTATAGTGGCTCTGGATATTCCGGTTCTTCTAGTGGAGGTGGTGGCGGAGGAGGAAGTTCTTCTAAAGACACTGTTTGGGAGAATCCTTATGACAAGCTTTATAATTTGACAGAACAAATCAATGAGGCCCTACGTCAGCGCGAAAAACTTGAAAGAGAGTATGACAGAATTCTTGAGCGCAGAGGTTCGACCTTCAAAGAACTTCGTGCAAACTACAACGCTCAAGTCAAGTCTCTTGAAGAAGAAATCAAACTCCAAGAAAAACTGCGTGCGGGTCGTAAGGGACAGCTTGATGCGATTAGTAATGAAAAATATACGGATAGTGAAGGAAATCGTAAGACGTTCGCGCAGACCGGAGCAACAAAATATGCACGATATGACCAAAGTCTAAATCGTATTATTATTGATTGGGATGCTATTGATATGATTACTGATGATGACCTTGGTTCTGCTGTCGAGGCTTATGTCAGTCGGTTAGAAGAACTTCAAGACCAATTTGAAACAACAGATGAAACAATTGAAGATATGAAAGATACTCTTGATGAGTTACGCAAAAGTCAAATGTCTGATTATCTTGATTTTGAACAAAGTGTCTATGACGCTCTTGTAAATGCTCAACAGAAGCTTATTGACGAGTATCAATCTCTATCTGATAGTATTGCTGATTCAAATTCTAAAATTTTGGAAAATCTTCAAGAAAGTATTGATTTAGAGCGTCAAATTCGAGATAATACAAAAACAGAAGAAGATATCAATGAGAAAGAAGCTCGTTTAGCTTTCTTGCGACGTGATACTTCAAACGCCAACGCTTTAGAAATCAAAAAATTGGAAGAGGAATTGAGCGACGCTAGGGAAGATTATTCTGATAGTTTAGTTGACCAACAGCTTGAACGCCTTACTCAACAAAATCAAGATGCACAAGAGGCACGTGAAAAGCAAATTGAACTTATGCAAGCTCAACTTGATTATGCTTCTGAGAATGGCGAATTCTGGAATAGAGCCTATGAATTGATAAATGAAGGCTTCGCGGCAGATGGCTCTCTCAATCAAGCAGCTCAATTATGGGAACTCCTCAAAGCTGATGAAGGCTGGAATGGTCTAAGCAAATTTGGTCAGCTGAATTGGCAAGAAGAAATTTCTAAGGCGATTATCGCTGCCAGCCAAGGCTATGCTAACTGGAACATGTATAAAGCCGAACAAGTGGACAAGTCTTTGGTCCTACCAGATGGAACTCTATTGACTTATGATGGGAAGCAATGGAAGGACAGTAATGGCAATGTTTATAATGGAATTGATTTTGATTCTAATAAAAATCAATTTACCTATGGTTCGATTGACTATGCTACACCACCAACACCAGGGGGTGGGAACAGCGGTTCATCTAGCGGGGCTGAGAAGAAAGAAATTTCTATTGGTAGCACATTCAATGCCACTGGTGCTCCTATCTATCCATATCCGGGTGGTTCGGCTCAGCGGCAATATTTTGCTAATGACCCTTACTATGTAGCAATTGGTGAATCTGGTGATTATTGGCTTGCTCGTTGGCATGGAGCTTCTTCTGGCTCAACTGGTTGGTTCAAGAAAACAGATGTAAAAGCATATAAGACTGGTGGCTTAGCTGATTTCACCGGACCCGCTTGGCTTGATGGAACAAAATCTCATCCAGAATTAGTTCTCAATGCTAAAGATACTCAAAACTTCCTCATTCTCAGGGACATTTTGAGTTCTGCTGTCAAGAATGCTGGAACTTCAAATAATGGCGGAGATAATTATTATGATATAAACATTTCTGTTGATGAAATTGCTTCTGATTATGATGTTGATCAACTCGCGCGCCGTGTCAAGGAACAAATTGTAGAAGATAGTATTTATCGTAATGTCAATACAATAAGTTTTATCAGATAAATCGAGGCAACCAAGGATAAAGCAACTTATAAAAAGATTGAGTAAAGGAGGAAAAAATAGATGGGCGTTTTAGGTGGAGACTTCATTGGCTTCTCTTTTGATGGTCATCATTCCTCCGACCTTGGGATTATGAGAGTAAGTGATGGAAGCAGGTATAGTGATTACCTGCTTCCTACTTCTCAGGATTTGACGGTCCAAGTTCCGGGCGGAGATGGAACCTACTATTTTGGTTCGTATGACACATCAAAAGTTTTTTCTATTTCTATTGCCTTTGATAGTCTAAAGGAAGAACAAATTAGTAACCTCCGAAAGATTTTTGGAGAAAAAAAGATTGGCAAGCTTATATTTGATGAAATGCCATATAAATATTATATGGTAAAAATTACAGGCCAGCCGCAATTGAAATATATTTGCTTTGGAAAAACAGGGCAAGAGCGCATTTATAAAGGTGAAGGCACAATTCAATTTACTGCTTATTATCCTTATGCCAAGAGCACCGCACTTTTTCTTGGTGCTACTAATCTTACATCACTTGAAAATAAGGATGAATGGGCTGCGGCAAGTCGCTTACCACAAACCGCGCCAACTTTGACTGGTAGTTCAATCCCTGTTTATAATGTTGGCGACCTACCAATGGACTGGCGCGCGCGGTATATATTCCCTAATGTCCCAACTGACATTTATATGGATGGGGTTGGAATGCTAAAATTTTCAGCCATTGCCAAGCAAGGTAGCGATGAATTTATTGAGGTAAATTCAAAAACAAACCTGATAGAAGGTTTGGATACAAATGGAGAAAAGACTGGAAATATTTATAACAAATTCATGACCGGCGGAACTTTTTTCAAAATTCCTCCTATGGCAAGTGAGTCAGAGAAAAAGAATTTTATTTCGGTTGGCACTTCTTCTTGTTGGAAATTACTATACGACTATATCTATTACTAAGGAGGTTTGAATGAAAAAAGATATTTATCAAATCTCTTTATGGGAAGATTATGTAGTTCCGGCAACTAATACTGTCCCAGAGCATTATGAAGAACAGCTTCTAGGCATTATTGGCTCCGATACGATGACAGCAGAATATCGTGTAATAGAGCCAAAGTTGATTCAAAATATCAACGGAACAAATATTCTTACTTTCAAAGTCTACTATACCTATATTGATACAGAGACCGGAGAGCGTCAAGATAATCCTTTTATAAAACTTCTAGTAAATGAACGGAAAGTAAAGTGTTTATGGAAAGGACAATGGTATGACTTCGTAATCAAGTCAATTCAAGAAGATAGCTCTGGTAAATCAATTACTTATACTTGTAAAGACTTATATATAAATGAGTTGAGTAAAACTGGTTTCAACTTAGAATTTGATAATGAGCTTGAGAACAATCAAGGAACGGCGCAGGAATTAGGAGCAAAAATATTAGAAGGCACAGACTGGCAAGTAGCGTCTGAAGGACAGGATATTGTTCAACAGACAATTGAAGAACCACTTTTTTTAGTCCAAATTCAAACTGCCATTACGGTCTATAAGAGTAATGGAAAAGACACATATGAAATTCCTTCTAGTAAAAAAATACTTGTGCCATATTCTGTTACTCAAACTCCTTATCCTCAAATTTTTCAATTCTTCTATGACGAAGATGAAAATTATGCCAAATATCAAGAAGATAATAGTGTTCATCTTACCGGATTAGATTGTTCATTACTCAAAAATCCAATTTATTCTGTAACAGACGATGGAACTTTTACTCTAAAATTTGGAACCACTACCGTTCTAACAATTCCAAACACTCAACCATTATCAGATTGGCGTGCTGATAGACCAATCCGCGCGCCACTACAAGAGTATAGTTCTCTAGTTGGCAGATATTGTTATGTCTATAAAGGATACGCCGGAAAGAAAATTTATAAATATATTACTACAGAATATAACGACCCAACAGTGGTTTTGAATTTAGTTGTCAATAATAAAGAGTTCAAGGACACTACAGGTTGGATTGGTGAGGGGATGAGTTGGCAACTTTACCCTCCTTATACAGACATTAGTAATATAGAGTCCTATAGTGCTACTACCTATTTGGGTCTTCAAGGCGGAAAGACTATCTATAATGCCGGCCTTCAAAAATCTTCCATGTATATTGAAGGTGGGTTTCAGAAAGGCGAAAAATACATTTTCCGCGTGAAGGGGTATCAGACACTTGGTGGCGCGAAACTAACAACTAATTATCACATAGACCCCAAAGTCTGCTCTCATGATAATAACTTTACTCCATTAGCAACTTCTGATGCTAATTATATCAATTACTTTGACGTTGGAACGGCGGTTCAAAATGGTGATTGGATTGAGTATCCAATGACTTGCCAGGTTTCAATCCCTCGCTCTAAAATTACAACCTCAAATATTGGTTTATTTATTACTCCTGTTGTTAGCTGTTGGATTGAAGAATTTCAATTCTTCAAAGAGGTCTATGGCAAAGATAGTGATGGCAATTCTACAAGAATAAATCCAGGCGAGATGGATAAAAATAGTGTTGCAACTGAAGTTTATTGCTATTTTGACTCCGCTACAACAGTGCTTGATGAGAAAGATATAGAATATCTTTGGAAGGCTACCTCTGACTGGTCTGGGAGTAGCGCGCCAGAACCTCAATATTCTATTGACGCAGATGGTAATTATACTTACGAAAAAATTCGTAGTATTACTGGAAAAAATTCGAATCGTTTCAATCTTTTACAATCTGTTGCCGAGACTTTTGAGTGCTGGGTTCGTTTTGAAATAAAGCATAATGAGAATACGGGTAAAATTCTTTATGAAGATGGAAAACCGCAAAAATTTGTTTATTTCAAAAATGAAGTGGGAGAAGAAAACGGATGCGGATTCGTTTATGGAATTGACTTAAAAACAATTTCTCGTTCTATCAATTCAGACCAAATCACTTCAAAAGTTGTTGTTGTTCCTAATACCACTCAATATGCAGAAAACGGTGTGTGTGAAATAGCGCAATCAGAATACAACCCTTGTAAGGAGAACTTCATTCTCAATTTTGATTATTATATAAATCAAGGATTGTTAGATGGTGGAGCAGCAAATAAAGATTTGTGGCTTTCTTCAGCTTCTGGAGGTCTTGGATATTATCCTTCCCTAAAAGAAAAGAATGAAGAATATTATAAGTCTGTTGAAGAGAACGTCGCAAGAAAACTTGAACACGATAAACAGAATTCAACTCTTCAACTTTATCAGCAGTATTTGACTTCGACGACAGAACAAATTACTTCAACGAAGTCTGACATCGCTAGATTGGCAGGTCTATCATCATATGATGCCGCGCGAGTTACTAGCTATGTGAAAGAACATCCTGGTTTTGAAAAGCTAGAAACTCTTATTGTTACTCTAAAAACTTTAGAAGGACAGAAGACAGATTATCAAGGAATCTATGGAAATCTAAAGAAAAGTGTTGACGCTCTTGAAAAAGCAATTGAAGCAGCAGAAGCCCGACAAACAAAGCTTTTGGAAGAAATAGATACGCTTCATAAAGCCTTTTATGAAAAGTATTCTCGTTTTATTCAAGAAGGTTCCTGGACCTCTCAAAACTACTTAGATGAGAATCTTTATTATCTGGATGCAAAGTCTGTAGCTTATACAAGCGCGCGCCCTCAAATTTCGTATAATATTTCTGTTCTAAGATTGAGCGCACTTGATGAATTCAAGAACAAAGTTTTTAGAATTGGTGATATAAGCTATATTGAAGACACTGAATTTTTTGGATATACTTATATTGCCACCGAAAGTGGAAAAGTAAGAAGTCCTTATCGTGAGAAAGTTCTAATTAGTGAAATCACTTCTAACTTTGATAGCCCCGAAAAAGATAGCTTCAAAGTTCAAAATTACAAAACTCAATTTGAAGACCTTTTTCAGAGGATTACAGCTACGACTCAGTCTCTTCAATATTCAGTGGGTGAATACCAACGAGCCTCTGATGTAGTTGAAGGAACAGGTGTAATCAATAATGAGACGCTTCAATCGAGTATCGCGCGCAATGAACAGCTAATCTTCAGCTCTCAAAATAATACAATAGTCAAAGATGCTACAGGTTTGACAGTCATCGACGCGAGTAATCCATCTAATCAGACAAAAATTACCGCCGGTGGCCTTTTTATCACAACAGATGGCGGATTGACCTGGAAGAATGCTATTCGTGGTGAAGGTATTGCCACTCAGTATTTGACCGCGGGGGCAATCAATACAGAGAATATTACAATACTTGATGGCATCAATCCATCTTTTCGATGGGATAGCTATGGTATTACGGCCTATAAAAAGAATGTCTCAGATAACGGTATCTTACTTGGATATACTTCAAACCAATTTGTCCGATATGACCAGTATGGTATTTATGGCGTAAAGGATATTACAATCCAAGACGCTTCTGGTGAGTATAAACCTTCAAGTGAAGATCAGATTTGGAATGATGCTTCTTTCGGCCTGACTTGGAAGGGTTTCTTTCTAAAAAATAAATATGGCGCAGGTCTTGTCGAAATCTCTTCAGAAAAAGATATCAATATAAGTGATGGTACTAATGACCGTATTCGTATTGGTAAACTTTCTGGGAATGGAACTGTTGAAAGTCCTTATACTTTTGGCATTAGAATAAATGACGCCGCTGGTGCGATCGTTATGGAGACAAACAGTGATGGAACTCTTTGGCTCAAAGACAGCCTAAATGTAGAGACAACAGATAACGGCCTAAAGGTAGCAATTGGTAAACTTGGAGTAAAAGATGAGAGTGGCCTTGCACAAGTTATCAATGCTAACGATACTTTTATTGTTTATGAAGACGGATCTGTCCATGCGCTCAATGGTAATTTTACTGGTACTATAAATGCTATTGACGGCTTCTTTAGTGGAGTTATCAATGCCACTGATGGTTCTTTTACCGGCATCATAAATGCGACTGGTGGTACAATTGGTTCTATTCAAATTACTAATGAAGGTCTCAGTGTTAGTAATGGTGGTTTTGAAATTACAAAAACCGGCACTGATGGAACCATTGAGAAACTTCTCTATGTTGATGATGAAGGTAATCTAAAAATTACTGGTGATTTAGAAGGCGCTGGCGGCTATTTTAGTGGAGAGCTCCGCGCGCCGACTGGTACAATTGGTGGCTTTGTAATTGAAGAAAATCTTTTATGCTCTCTTGGGCAAGATGAGAATGGTTCACCAAACATAGTCTTAAAAGGAACCGAAGGCAAGATTGTTGCGCGCGACATTGAATTAGGTGTCGGCGCGGTTATCAAAGATTATATCAAGTTAGGTAACGCTTTTCTTCAAAATCCTGATATTCATGATAATAAATTTATTGAAATCAAAGATGAAAATGGCCAGCCAATTATTTCATTAACAGACACTGGAATTTTTACTCTTGGCTCTCTCGTTTTCAATGGTATCAATTCAACTATCAGTGGAAAGAATTGGGGAATTACTCCAGACGAGGCTCGTTTTGGAAATGTCATCGCTCAAGGTGGCACAATTGAAAATGTAATTTTCAAAACTTCTTCTATTCAAACTGTTGGTGGCCTTATGATTTTCAAACCAACAAGTCATGGAGTAGGAGAGGGGAATATTTTTACGCTTGATGAAGAAAATAGCTTTTTCCAAAAAGGAGATTTTGTTAGTATAACTTCTGTTGGAGAAAAAAGTTTTTCCATTGAGACTTATATTGTTGATAAAAATGGCTTAGAAGTTACTTTAGCAGATAATGTTGAAGGTGCAGAAGCAATTACAAAATTAGCTTCAGCTTCTTGGGCGGACGGTAGAGCTGTATCCTTATCAGACGAATTACTTATTGGTGTGAATCCAAATCCTGCTGGTTTTGGTAAAGACGCCCATCTATTTAGAAGTGGTTTTTCATTTGTTGAGCCTGAACTTGGCGAAGATGGCAAATCTCTGGAATATAATGCTCCAAGCCTTTTCCTGGGCAATCTTTCTTCTCTTGGTATTCAAAATGTTTCAGGTTTTGGTCTTTATGGTGATAATGTTTTTCTAAAGGGTACTTTGACAACAAAAACTGGTGCAGACACCTATGCTGGTATCAATACTTTGAGTGGAGTACTCTCTAATAAAGCACGCTTCACAACTCAAGGTAAAATTGTTATTTGGGCTGGTGCAAGTAATTTTGATGAAAGTTCTATCCAGAATGCTCCTTTTTTTGTAACTGATAATGGTAATTTATTTGCACGCCAAGGTGTGTTTGAAGGTTCGATTCTTACTAATTCAACAATTCAAGGTGCAGATATCTATGCTGCGCGCATTCATGGTGGAACTCAGGAAAGTGATGGCGTTGCAGCCCTGACCATCTATGATACCGCCGCAGGTATTATTTTCAAGAAGAATTTTGATGAAAATAATAAAGAGAATGGTGGTCAAGAAACCTTTAGAATTAGTGCTGATGGCTTCATTCAAAATGGAATTGAATTTATTTCCTTTGAAGATGAGGGCGTTCAATTTTCAGGCAATCGTGCGCGGATGGTTCAATTCCAAACTCAATTTGAAAATGCTTCTCTTATTATGAAAGGGACTTCTCTTTATAAGGGAATTTCGGTTGATAGTGGTAATACACAAGTTCTTTCAAAAATTGATTTTTCTACTGGAGATAAGGAACAAATTGATTTTATAGTAGGAGAGAGAATTGCTTCATTTACTAATGAAGAGGCAATTTTTGATAAGAAAACAGTTTTACTAGACAATGTTCTTATGGGAGACATAAATACTGTTTATGTTTCTTACCAAAAGGTTGCTAAGGGTTATGATGTTTATGTTTATATCAATGAGAATGTTGATGTAAGTTCGAATATTGTTGATATCGCAGTTGCAGGTTATGCGATTGCTGGATAAAAGGAGATATAAATGGCAACTACTGGTTATTTTGATGGCGCAAAGACGAGTAGGGGTTGGTATGCGCGCCTTGAGTGGTCATACACTCAAGGCACTTCTACCACTATTACCCTTACGTTGAAAGTGTATAATGGAACTGCGCCCTCTTATAATAATTTCACAAATTCTGCTTATTACATACTAGCTGGCAATAAAATATACAAAACTTTCAATTGGACTTCAGTTGGATGGAATACACTAGGAACGACCACAGTTGTGGTAGAGGGTTCTAAAACTTCCTATTCTGCTAGTGCGCAATGGGTAAGTGAAGTGACTTCAGCATATACTCCTGCATCACTATCTGTGAATGGAGTTATTACTTTCCCTGCCTGTACATCTAACGTAGGTGCGCCTTCTGGAGCTTATGTTAGAACTCCTTATTGGGATAAAGGCTCTATTATTCCTCCTACGACTACTAATATGACAGTGGCTTGGTGGCCAGCTTCTGACGGAAATGGAGGCAATACTGTCTCTTCATATAAAATTTATTTTCTAATTAGTTCCTCAGGAGCAGTCCCATCTGAAAATAATTATTCCAAAGTATTTACAACAACAGACCTAACAAGAGAGACTGATGGTTCAATTAAAAGAACTTTTAGTTTGCCGGTGTCGTCTTCACAAAGAGGACAGATCATTCGCACGGCTGTTCAAGCAATTGGTTCTTTAGGAAAAAATTCGGCACTTGTGGCTTGTTCTACAGTGATAACTGTAAATAAGAAACCTTCCGCGCCGACTGGCCCCGCGTCTCTTTCATATAATTCTACTTATACAGAATGTCATCCAGAAATTATTGTTGGTAATTCAAATGACGCTTCGCAAACGCCTACATTATATTATAGCTTAAATAATTCAACAACTAAAAATCAATATACTTCTTCAACAAAACTTCCTCTTATTGCTTCTTCGCAGTCTTATAACTTTTACACTTTTGATGGATTAGAGTATAGCGATAGTTTTACTTGCGTTATTACAAAAAATATAAAACCGGTATTATCCAATGTAACAGTGACGGCTTCTGAGACAGCAATCACAAAAAACAGCGCTTTTTCTACAAATTCTATATACGCGACGAAAATAAAAATTAGTGGTAATTCTTCTAAATCTAATGGCTACTTCAAAATCCAACTAAAGTACCAAAATTATACAGTTTCGCCAACTTTATATAATAAAATAGTCGAAATTCAAAGAATAGATGGAGGTCTTTTGAAGGACAAAGAAATCTCTATTCTAAGCTATGTCCCTTATGGAATTAGTTATGGAGTTTCTTTAGTTTATAATGATGGAATAGAAAATTCTTCAGAAGTATTTATTGATACCATTCAGGGGAAAAAACTTTCAATTGCACCTTACCCAACACTTCAAAAGACATATAATCGGTTTGATTTTTCAAATATTAGTGGAACAAAAGAAAATGAATTTTGGAATAAAATTCGTTTTTGTTATACTTATGATAGTACGTTTGTAGGAGATAAAAGCAGATTTTTCTTATCTGGCAGTGCTCTTGAGGTCTTAGACGTCCAAACTGGAGCAGACAATGATAAGAATTATATATATTATGATGCTACTTTTGCTGATACAATTCCTTCTGGTTCATATACTCTCAGTGCAGCGATATATGACACGCGCCATCAAGATAGTTCAGTTACAGATATTACAAAGGTAGAGGCAAAAGCAATTTCTTCAATTTTGCCAATTTTGACTTCTTCTACTCAGTTAAATGTATATAGTGGCGGCGCAAATGATACTTTTACAATTACTTTTACAAAGTTCTACGCAGACGGAGAAAGTCTTAGAGATTGGTCGATTGCCTCTTTGAACTCAAGTGTTACTGCTTATTTTGTATATGAAGGAACTTACTATATAATTAGTGAGCCGGTAATAGCCGCAGCTGCTTCGGAAGATTTAGTTAGAATCACTTTCAAGAAAAGCGCTGTTCCTGGAATATTTCAAAATTTTCCAAACAAAAATGGTTTATATGCAATGAATTGCGCAATAAAAATTGTAAATCTATATGGTCGAGAATTTGATTTTATAGGAACCTCTTCAGTTGGAGTCAATTTCAATTCTAGCCCGACAATATCTTTTGAAAAAGCTAATGTAAAATATCAATATAATAATAGTAGTTATCCTCTCAATGATAATCCTATTAGAGAAACATTAGTTCTTTGCTTCTCTCCCACTATCAAAGGTTATAATAACTCTCAGATAAATTTCTTTATAGATGTTTCAAGAGCAACAAGTTCCGGCCCTTGGGATCTATTCACAAAAGGAACTTGTTTTAGAAGTGGTGAGCCATCTTATAATTCGCCTTCAGAGTTTAGTTCTTATGGAATCGGGCGTACCTCAATAAAAGAAATTACAGATAATAATGCTTGCTGGTTCAGAGTTAGAATAAATGACGGTTATAATAATGAAGTAACGAGCTCTGTTGTAGGTCCTTTTTCTCGCGCGAAACATACTGCTATGGATTTGACATTATCAGAATTACAGTATGCTTCAAATAAATTTACCTTCAATTATAAAATAAATGACTTGGGTCTAGCTCAAAGTTCTCTCACGGATGGAACAATAATAATTCAACATTCAGAAGGAGCCCTTCAAGAGCAAACTTCTGGCATCGCGTGGGTTCCACATAATTTTTCTTGGGTTTCTTTTATTTCTGGGAAATCTTCATCTGTCAGTTATTCAATGTCCGGAGATTTTGAATATGTCCGAGCGAAAATAACTACATTGTTTACGACAGATTATCCTTCAGGTCTTTCTATTACAACTAGAAAAATTTCTTATTCTAATAGTGATTTAGTTTATAACGTCACTCCAACTTTTGCTATAAGAAGGAATCAGTTGGGAATAAATGTTGTTGAACCAACTGATTATGCTGATGGCGCTGTGGTTATTGGTACGGCGACTGGTAAGAAAATGGTATATTTTTTGAGCGCAAACGGCGTGGCCACCATCGATATGGAAAATCTTTCAATCAATAATTTTATTGTTGACGGCGGTAGTTGGTAATTTGAATTTTCTTTTGATTTTTGATATAATAAAATAAAAGGAGATGATAAAATGAATCTAACAATGTCGCAAATTCTCGCTCTAAATGAGCAGAAAAAAGCTTTTGAAAAGCTTTCTTTACCAATCAAAACTTCATATAAACTTACAAAGCTTTTTTCTTCGATTGACCAAGAAATAAATTTCTATACAAATAAAATGAAAGAAATTATTACAGCATATTCTCAGAAAGATGAGAACGGAGCTCCTATTTGGTCAGAGGATGGCACTTATATAAAAGTTGTTCCAGAAAAGATGGCTGAATGTCAATCCGAAGTTCTACAATTGAACGCATTGGAGATTGCGCTGCCTGATATTTCATTTTCTATTGAAGATTTTGGAGAAGTAAATTTATCACCAGAAAATCTTCAAGTGATTTTACCTTTTATCAGGGACTAATATAATAAAAGAGACTAAAGTTGTAGCTTTTCACCAAACTTGTTACAACTTTAGTCTCTTCTTTTTATTTTATCAGTTCCTAAGCTTCTTATATATATAGAAGGAGTAAAGGAGGAATAAAAATGGCAGGTTATAATCCTTATCAAACCAACTCTTATCAAGCGACACAGTTCTTTCCGCAACCACAGGGAAATGTTTATATAATAAATAATTCTATGGAAATAGCTAATATTCCTGTCGGTGGAGGGATTTCAGTAGCATTATGTCCTAATGAAGCAATAATGTTTTTGAAATCAATGCAGAATGGAGCGCCAACGCTTCTGGCATATACTCTAACTCCATGTGAAACTCGCGCTAATCAAACCTCTGATGAACGGGTGGCAGCTCTTGAAAAAGAAGTAGCTGAACTAAAAAAGCAGCTAAAAGGAGGAAAATTGAATAATGAACTCTAATCCATTACAAATGATGATACAAATGAGTCAAAAACAGCAACGACCTCAAAATCCGCCTATTGACCCTCAACGTTTTTGTCAGATGGCACCAAAATTGACAAAAGAAAACCTTGTCCAACTAGCTCAACAGGCTCGCGCACAAGGTATACCTGATGAACAAATTGAACAAGGTTTAAATTTCCTTTTGAACCTAAAATAAGTTGTCGTCCGGAAGACAAATTATTTTTGGAATATATATTTTAGGAGGTTTCTATTACAATGATGGGAACTGAAGGTTTATCTGCTGGCGATATTCTCGCCCTAACAAAGGATAACGATAATGGTATGAGCGGAGCATGGAACAATCCTTTTATCTATTTGGTTTGGTTAGCTCTTCTCGGTGGAAATGGCGGTCTATTTGGTAACAGAAATGCTGACGCTGCTGTTCAAGGCGCGCTAACTCGTTCCGATCTCTTTGAAGGCTTCAACAATCAAGACGTCAATAGTCAGCTCCGTGGTATTACTAATGGTGTCTGTGACGGCTTCTATGCAATCAATAGCGGAATGAAAGACGGCTTCTATGGCAATCAGGCAACAATCAAAGACGGCTTCTATTCCACTCAGTCTGCTATCGCAGATAGCCGGTATGCTATGCAGGATTGTTGCTGCCGAACAAATCAGAATATTCGAGAACTTTCTTCCGAAGGTTACAAGAACACCTGCGAAATTACAACTGCCATCCATGCTGAAGGTGAAGCAACTCGTGCGCTAATCAACGCAAATACGATGCAAGACCTTCGCGACAAACTAGCCGACCGCGACCGAGACCTAATGAATGCGCAGTTCCAGCTTTCTCAACAGACTCAGAACGCTACTCTTATTGGGACGTTACGTCCATTTCCACAGCCTGCGTATATTACTTGCAGCCCTTATCAGTCAGTAGGTGGCACTTGCGGCTCTAGTTACAATTGCGGCTGCGGCATCTAACAGCTATTACCGAGAGTACAAATTCGTATCGGAGGTAATAAAATGATTGAAAGTTATACAAATACTTCTCAAACCATAGCGCCAGAAGGACTACTATCTTTCGCAACAAATGATGTCCTGACTGGTTGTACTGTGCTTCATTCTGCTGGTTCTACTTCGTTTACTCTAAAACGTCCAGGTTTTTACTATGTTTCTTTTACAGGTACTGGTGCTATTACTGGCACAACCGCTGGCGCAATTACTGTAAATTTACTGAAAAATGGTGTAGCTCTGCCAGGAGCAACAGCCACTCAAACATCAGCTTCGGCCACTGATATTCGTACAGTAAATTTTTCAAAAATTGTCCAAGTACTTCCTTCCTGTTGTGCCATAAATAACACTACCACTCTAACCTTCCAAAATGCGGGTTTAGATACTACTTATTCCAATGTCAATGTAGTAATTACAAAACTCGCATAAGGAGGTCCTGAAATGAAAAAATACAAAGCGCTTTATAAGGGAATGTATGACGATTTGAAAGATTCGGAAATGATGATTGATTATGCTTTTTGTATCCGAGAAGAAGGTGACAAAACTCTCGCGGATGAAATAGCAAAGTACGCGCAATATCGTCTTCAACATTTCTCTGATTTTCACAAATTATTTGAACAAGAAGTTTCGAAAGAAAAGGAAATTTCGATGGAAACTGTTCATAAATGTATGTGGGAAGAGGCTCATGAAGCTCTACAAGAATGGCATGATAAAATAGAAAGAAAAGTCAAATCTTATTGAAATTGGGAGAGGAGCTTCGGCTCCTCTCTTTTATTCCCATTGAACAATTTCTTTCTGAGGAAAGTTTCTATCAGAAACAAATTTTCCAATTCCAATGGCGTCCGCGCAGTCATCATTTACACTTACATCATACCATTGTTTTACTAGATTTTTCATTGAAGCTTTTCGGTCGCTTCTTGAGCGTCCCTTTACGCCACAGTGCGCGCGCCATGTATTCGTAGGACATACTTCAAATAAAATGTTGCGCGCGAAACATGTTTCCATCAAAATTCCTTGAAGGCGCGCGAGTGTTTGAAATGTTGTAACTCCATAATTCTGTTCATATTGAATTCCTTCAATGCCAACAAAATCAATCTCAAAAGTAGAAATAATTGACATCATCCATTCTTTTATGCGATGGTCACGCGCAATTTCATCTGTATTTTCAGGCGCATCGAAGTATCCATATTTTATCAATTTTTTATCTTCAAAGATTGAAAAGCCACTTCGTTTTGTTGCTTGGTCAAGTCCAAGAACACGAAAGCTTCCTTTTTTCTTTGGAATTGCTTCTAATTTTATTTCTTTATATGGGTTGTCTTTACAGAGAGGACATTCACGCCGCATACGAATTTTTTTCCATGGCGCAAATACTTGGTGCCCCTCTGAGCACACAAATTCCATTATAGTATCAAGATTTTTATACTCTGTAGAAATGAGCTTCCAGCCGTCTTTTTCAATCTCGGCTTTTATGTCGTCTAGTTGTATCTTAGCCATTCACTCACTTCCACTATTTACTTTAGATTGGTGGAGCCGAAACCTCCATTACCTCTTTCTGTATCATCAAGATTCTCAACTTGGAAAAGAACTGCCTTGGGAACTTCCATTAGAACAAGTTGCGCGAACTTCTCGCCTTTTCCAATTGTCATATCACTACCTCTAAGAATTGAGGTAATGATAGGGCGACCATTATCATCAAAATCATAAGTGATGTCCTTGATTGGAGGCTCAATATTTTCAATAATTACTTGAAGCTCCCCTCTAAATCCAGCATCAACCGTCCCAATTGAATTAGCAATTCTCATTTTTGTCTTGAGGGCGCGACCACTCTTTGGACGAATTTGAATTTCATAACCATTTGGAACAGCCACCTTGATGCCAGTTGGAATAAGCTTTGTTTCGCCGGGATGAATCACATAGTCATCCACTGCATAAACATCCATTCCACTATCATCGGGATGTGCATACTCAGGCATTTTTGCGTCTGGATGGCACTTTACAAAAGGGATTTGGATATAACGTTTTGCGATACCTTCTGTTTCACTAATGGCCGTATTGATGCCGCGCAGTAGCTTTTTGAGAAAATCTCGCTTTGGTGCAGTCAGGTCAGTAATTATATCAATTTCATTTACCAATTGGAGAAATTCGTCCTGGACGCTTTCTGCTGTAGAGCCAGTGGCATTGATAGACTGCGCAAGCATTAGGCGCGCGTTCGTAGTATTGAGACTACGAAGGAAACTATCCAGAATGCCAGGGGACACTAATTCAAATTGAGCATCATCCATTGATAACAGAACAGCAATAGCATCAATAGAATTTCCATCAAGACTATTTAGTTGAGAAAGCGCGTCGCGCACTTCTTCAACAACTTTTTTAGAATTTGGTTCTACGTTCATTCGGCCTCTTCACCCCACAGAGAGCAATATGTCATTTGAATTTTACAGACCCAAATTTCATCCACGACAATACCCTTTTGCTTCTTCGTTTTATAAGTGTAACCAGCCGAGGTAATTTGGAAGCCTTCTTCGCGTGCTTTTTGACGGTATGTTTCAATGGTTTCTTTTGCTTCGTTTTCACTTAGGGTAATTAGTTCTTCTGTCTTTTTATAGAGTGTCATTATTTTTTGCCTCCACTTGATAGTTCGTATTTTCATTACAGTTGCACGTAGCATACCATGGATTACCAGGAGTGCCGATTTCATAAGGTTTTGGCGTATAAGGAACATTTGCAGGAGAAGTTATGACTAGCGGACTATTAGTAATCTTGTCCTCAATTTTTGTTAGTCGTTCCATAACTTGGTCAAGCGTAATTGCGCTACTGGTTTTCTTTTCTTCCTTTTCATAGCAAATCAAATCTTTAGCATAAGGAAGTGTCTCAATCCACTTACAAAATTCTCTCCATTCCGGCAGCTTATGGCTACGACGCTGACGCCAGATATTCTTCAAACAACGGTAATTTGTGGTAAGCCGCGCTGTAAGTTCAAAGCCAGGAGGAATATTATAGAGAATTTCAAGATAGAGTTCGGCCTTTAGCGCCTCTCTTTCCTTCTCTTGTCCTTTCAAAGAAGAAAGCCTATTATATTCATCAATTTTTTTCTGGACAATGTCAATAATGCGTGTATCTACATATCGGTTGCATTGTTCTTTTAGACTAAATTTTGTAACGCAATGCATGGTAGATTGCGAACTGACAAAGAACTTGAAAATATATCGTTCCATTTCAATCCACGCTTTATTAGAGAAACGTAAGTCAAAACTTACCAAAATTCCTGTCAAAAATTGGTCATGTGCACCAACCCAATCTGCGGCATGAGACAGTGTTTTTGCACGCTTTAGTGCAGCCTCTTCTGTTTCTTCCCAATTGGTCGTAGTTCTCAAAGGGTATCCTGAAGCATGAAGGCTTTCTTCCAAGTCATAAACTTTTACATTTTCAACTCTCATCAAATAATTTTCTCCTTTACATAATCTCCACTTTCATTCAAATAATAAACTGTTTTTATTCCTAGGTCTCGTATCAGTCGTGCGCACGCCGCGCAAGGTCTGCTACAAGCTCTATCCCCATTTTTATGTTCTCTATAAACATAGATATTGACTTTATCCCATTCAATATCCTTTCCAATAAGAGGAGAGAGTGCAGCGACCTCTGCGTGCTCGCGCGCGATTGAATTCTCGTAGTCATCAAAATTTCGATAAATATTATAACGGTGCTGAAGAGGACGAGTCTTCTGGCTATTACAAGCAGAAGAAAGAATCCTATTGCCACTGACAACAACCGCGCCAACCTTTGTTTGTTTGAAATCAGATAAATAACTGACTTCACGCGCGATATTGAAAAAGCGTTCTTCTTTGTGCGTCATCAAACTAATCCTCTTTACTCTTTATAAAAATATTATATCAAAAATTTTAGTTTTTTTCAAATTCTTGTTTTGCTTGGAGATAACCATTCGTATATGCGTCCTTCAATGCTTTTTGGACGTTAGTCCAAACTGTGGGGAAAAGACGCATTATGACATAGGAAAATTTTATCGGATAGTCAGTTGGATAGAGAAGTAAACTTTCTGAAAGTTTTGTAATCTTTTCTTTTGTTGTGGTGACTTCATTTATTTCTTTACTTTCCATATTGTTCCTCTTTAGTTACAGTGAGAATAACCACATTCTTTACAAATATCGCAACCGCCACTATGTTCCAAAACCGCGCCGCACTCTGGACAACGCTCTCCTAACTTTTGTGATTTCTTTTTCTTTGGTTCCTCTAAATATCCCAATTCTTCTTGAACTTCTTTCCACATATCCATCAGTGCATTACCTATTGCCATTGGGCAACACGCGCCCTTAGATGTATCATGCTTTGTGGCTGTCCTAATAGCATAACTAGGACAAGCACCAGTTGAATTGAGCTGGTCTTGGATATCATTTATGCTAACTCCAGCTCTACAGGCAAGAGAAACCATTCGAGACAATCCGACCATATAATTGGAGCATCCCCCCAAACTACCTTTTGTAAAGAACACTTCAACTAAATCACCATAAACTGGTTCAAAGAACCCAAGAACATGAGTTGAGCCGCAACCATTGATTATTTTTCTTTTCTTTCCAATCAAATCGTCTGCGCATTTCATAATTTCTCCGCGCTTTAGCTCTTTATAAGAAGTTTCTTCTTCTTTTTTATTCCCTGTAGTCAAAATGCCAAGGCGCTTACAACCATCTCTAAACATGGTAATGCCTTTACAGCCAGACGACCACGCAAGTAAATACATATGCGCAATATCATCTTTAGTTGCAGAATTTGGCATATTTACTGTAGAACTAATTGCTGTATCAACATGTTTTTGCATCGCTGCTTGTGTTAGTACTCTACTCTGCCAAGAAATATCGGCTGAACCGACAAAATAATCTGGTAGCTCTTTTGTATTATTTATCTCCATATATTCACGTGCTGCTTTACAATAAACATCGTAGTAGGTATCTTCTCCATCTGTCATGCCTACTGTTCTTCTTGTATATTTTAGCGCGAATTCTGGCTCACAACCACCACTTTCTCCTAGTAGAGTAGCTAACGAACCAGTTGGAGCAATTGAAACTAAACTACAATTTCTTAGTCCATATTCTTTTAGCCCAGTTATTTCATCTGGAGTAAAATGTAGTTTTATTATGTCGCTATCAAAAATTTCTTCCTTATATTTTGGATAGGGGCCAAGTTCCTTTGCTAGTTCATTGCTTGCTAAGACAGCACGCCTAAAAAGAAGAGAAAAAACATCATCAGTAAATTCAATAGCCTCTGGCGAGCCGTATCGGAAGCCGAGCTTCATAAGGGCCGTTGCATAACCAAAGATACCTAGGCCGATATTTCTATAGTTATAAGACATATCTCTTTGCTGTTGTAAAGGGTGTCTGTTATAATTTTCATCAATAAGTTTATCAAGAGTTCTAATACCAACATCAATTGCCGATAGTAAATCCGCTGTATTGAGGTGAGCTTGTGGCGTATAAGGATTTACAATAAATTCAGAAAGATTTAGTGAAGATAGACAGCAAGCACCATGTTTGGGGAGCGGTTGCTCGCCACAAGGATTACAAGTCTCAATCTTATAATCTTCATCGAATTGCATCAAATTATAATTTCTAAATTTATTGGTAAAGAGGCAAGCGGGGTCAGCCCAATCATAACAGTTATCAACTAGCATTTTGAAAATTTCGATTGGAGTAATATCATATTCTATTTCATGCCCAGAGTAGTTTCGCTTTTCGTGCAGCGCTACAACTTCTCCAGTGTCATAATATTTCTCAACAGCTCGCATAAATTCGTCATCAAGTTCAAGAGACAAATTGGCTTTTTCAATTTCCCCTTCTTTCGACTTTATCTTTATAAAAGTCTCTGCTTCTTTATGTCGCGCGTCAATAGAAAGCATTAGCGCACCCTTGCGCGCGCCTCCTTGTGAAGTTCCTGCTGTGACTTCATTGAAAATTTTCATAAAAGGAACAATTCCGTCAGAATAGTATTCAGTTTTTATTGGAGTTCCCTTCGGGCGTAATTTTGTAAGAGAAATTCCTTGGCCGCCTTGTGCTTTGAAAGTAATGCCAATGTCTTTTGCGGCATCCATAATGTCATAGTAATCGTCTTCAATATAGCCTCTTGAATAACAATTGAATAAACTGCCAGTATTATTAAGACCTCTATTTGCCAAAGTGCGCCCGCCCATCAAGAACTTTTTCTCGATAATCAGTTTTCGTAATTCATTATCTCCTGCACTTACTCTATCTAACCATTCTTCAAAACTTTCATTATTGTGTCGATATTTACGTTGCCAGATGTCTTGCGCAAGTTGATTATTTTCTCCAAGCCAATCCTTTACGGTCATTCTTTTTCCTCCGTGTAACAATATTCACAATAGCCATTTATAAAATTGTGCTGACATTGTGCTTGAAGTTTTTTATTTTCTTCTAATAATTTAGCAACAGTATTATTTAGAGTGAATTTATTTGGTGTTACTAGCTGTTCAATAATACTATTATTTTCATCTATTTTTTGTTTTATTTCTAAATTAGTCATTTACAAACATCTCCTTTTCATAATGGACAGAGATTGTCTCGTAGAACATCTTGAAAAGTTCATAATTCTTTTCACGAATATACATGAAACTTTTTCGATTTTCCTCAAGTGAAGTTTTTGGAGAGAGAGATTTCTCTGTAAAAATTGGGCCAGAATTATACTGAGATTTTGCTTTTAGATAATAATATAATGTGGTCAGTTTTCTATCTTGGCTTTTTTGAAAAAATTCATTCCAAAGTCGAAAAAGGTTTTCTAACTCTTGTGAAAATGGAGATTCTCTACCAAGAATAAGTAGAAAATTTATCTTATGAGTAGATAAGTATAAGCACTGTCTGTATACAATAGATAGTGTTTCTAGGATTTGCTCATCACAAGATATTGTGGAAAATGGATTATATATAATTTTCCGCGCAGTTCTAGCAGGAATATCATCACATAGTTCTTTTACCATTTTATCAGGCATCAGGCCTTCATATTGAACTTGGAAAATACCTGAAAGAGGCGGAAGACTAAGCCATTCATAGAGCTTTTCTTTTGTGCTTACAATTGGCGGAAATTTCATCCCAATTGGCAACGCGTGGATTTTTTCAGGATTATTTACACCAAAACGAGAATTAGATAACTCTTTCAGGAAACTAACTGCTCCTTCAACTTGTCCAAGGTTATAATCATGAAGAATAATACCTGATGTTTTTGGAAAAATCTGTACTTTGAGTTGCTTTTCCACAAAGTTATCAATGCCATGACCTTCACGCGAAAGACGTCCATGTCCTGCACGTAGAATCCTCTTAAAAGTAACTTTATCTACTCCGAAGTAACTTTCATATTTTTCATACGGAGAAAAATCAGGAATAATACCTTCAATTTCTTTTGAAAAAGGAACATAATTTTCTAATGATACCGCGCGACCACCATATCCTACATTAGGTAAAAAAAGTTCTTTTGGATACAATCTATCCTCGTAATCTTTTCTTACAAAAAAAGAATTATAGCGTTCTGGCTCCAAAGTAGGAGCCAAAAGCGTTATATCTCTTTTCTTCTTGTAGTAGGCAAGAAGCTTCGCACACTCAAGATTTGGCATTACATTCCAATAATGAAAAAAATCATAATCATGAATTCCAACTATCATTCATCTAACTCCAACCTTGGGCGCATTTTTATTTTACCATCTGGATAAACTTCTTCAATCAATTCACAAAGATGGTAGGGGGTTGCTTTATATTTTTTCGCGCGGAAGCTATCACCATCACGAATTCCACACACTACAATTTTGTTTCCACGTGCAAAAGTAGATTTTTCTTTGACGTGTTTCTTGCCATCCACACCTTTTTCAGAAATTTGGCGATCATAGATATTGAAGACTTCACCAAAAATCTTTACTGTAACGACGCCCTCTGGCGTCAAAAGTGTCACTAATTTCTTCATCTTATCACGGTCAAGAACGGTTCCATAGATACGATGAATTTTGAAGATTGGAACACGTTTACCCTTGATTTCAAAAACTCGCTCAATCTCTGGTTCTTCTGCTAAGTCAAAGAAGTTCGAGAAGCCATAATATGTGTTATCGACATGTGCGAGTTCGTGTTCATGGAAATAACAAGAAACGCTGTCCATTTCCCATTTACTTATATTTCCAAGGCAATACTTATTCCACACATCTTCTGTCAATCGACTATTTACAGAAGAAAGAAGTTTTTGATTATTCTCTTTGACGTAGGGACGAATTCTATCCATTACTTCATCATAGATTTTTTTCCACGTGATTTGCTTTATGCCAAAGCCACTTTCCGCGCGAGCGTCCTCAACCAGCTTGTCGATTGAGAAGTTCTTATCAAAGAAAACCATCGCAATGTTATCTAAAAGGAATAAATCATCTACTTTGAATGTCTTTAGATATTTGTTGAAGTTGAAGACCCGGCAAACAAAGTCATATTTATTTGGAATAAGTCCAAAATCAATAAGCATCTTCATATTTTGGAGAGTAATACGTTTCTTTGCGTCGCTAATAAGATTGATGTATTCGTGCATCACTTGTTCGCGTTGATCGAAGCTGTCGAAAGCGCCACATTTTATGAGATTTACCATTTGAGGTTTATTGATTTTTACTTTTGAGAGAAAATCTGGGATTGAAGCATAAGGGCGATTTTCGATTATCTGTTTTACAATATCGTCGCCAACTTTTGTGATACCACGAAGTCCATATCGAATAAGATTTTTCTTTTCGTCTGGAATAAAAGTGTATGCGGATTGGTTGATATCAGGAGGAGAAACTTCAATTCCTGCACTTTTCATCTTTCCGATAGCTGTTGCAACTTTGCCATAATTTACAGTTTTTACCTTTTTCTTTTCTTTCTTTTTTATTGGCTCTTCTTCATCATCATCCATTTCTTCTAATTCTTCTTGACAATCTGCTTCTGAAGGATTTTCTTCAAGGAAATCTTCTGTAGTTTCTTCTTCCTCAATTGACTGAGAATTGACAATTAGACAAGCTGTGTTCCAGTAAATTACTGGCCATTGAGTAGCAATTACTAGAGTTTGGATGCCAATAAAGGAATAGAGCATTGCATGGACGTTTGAAAAGCTGTAACTCATTTGTGGAAGCATCATTGTTCGCCAACAGTATTCACCGAGCCGTTTTGAAGGGCATTGGGAGATAAATTTTTCTTTTACGACAGGAATTTCTTTGACCTTTTTTTTTGCAAGAACTTTTCTGGTGTTGTTGCTTTCAGCCAATGTAAAATGTGAAATATTCTTGTCCATAACCATTCTCATCAAGCTTTCTTGGTCAAATGGAACGCCATAATCTCTCGCGTAATATGGCTCAAGAATTTTCTGTTCCTCTTTCGTTAGCCCTTCTCTATCCATTTCATCATACCAAAGCTTTGGATTATTTTTGAAACGAATATATCTATCAAACGGGCGTTCTTGGCCTTCTGGCGCGACTAGTCGCATTAGACCGTTCGCCGCGCACATCTCAATTGGGTTTCTTGGCTTTATTGCTTGAACTGTTTGAAGGCCAATTGCTGTGTTGAATTGAAATACGTCTTGAACTTCGCCATTTTCAAGCGCTTCCCATATACGAAGATTTTTCAAGTCAAGGACTTGGGGGTGAAGATATTTATTATAAATTTCTCTAAGCGAATTACATTCAGAGAAGTATCCATTTTGCCGGAGAAGATTTAGTGCGACAGTAATCTTGTCGCAGATTTCTGTAACGAGAAAATCAAATTTTGTTCCGCCCAATTTCTCTTCCATGTGGAGGTCAAACTGCGTAGTGATATCACCACCAGGGCTTTTCATTAGCGCGCTTGTTTCAAACGGAGAATTGTTATAAAAGATAACACCTGAAGCATGGACACCACGTCGGACAATTAGATTTTCAATTCCAAGGGCAATTTCTTTTAGACCAGGATAATTCTCAAATTGAGAGCAGAATTCTCGAATTGGTTTCCTCCCTTTTTCTTCGTTTCCTTCAAAGCACTCTGTAAGGCTCCAAGTGATGCCTCGCTCTGAAGGAATAAGACCAGAAAGGTAAAGTGAAATATCACTGTCAATTCCTTTTGGATATTCTTTTGAGCGATAGCCGCGGCAGGCTGTTGCTACAGCTGCCCGCGCGGAGGTTGTCCCGAAGGTTGCTACTTGGGCGACATTTAGTTCTCCTCGTTTTTCTCTTAGTTTTTTGAAAACTAGAGGACGTTTCGACGGAGACAAATCTTGGTCAATATCACTAAAATTGGACTATCTCTTTTATTCTTAGCCTCATAAGAGCGGTTATCCGCTAAGAATAAGATTGCGCTACGGGGTGGTGCTTATCTCCACCCCTCTCGAACATAAGTTCAGTTAGTCTCTACACTTTTTTCAATTACATAATATCCATAGGCTTTTCCTTTATCAGAAAAAAGTTTTACGCTAATATCTCGAATATTTTCTTTGATATATCTCGCAGCATCTTTTTTAGTTTTGAATGTTCCTATATAAACATCTTGAGGAGAGTATAAGTCCCATTCTGCTTTTATCCGTTGAGCACAAATTTCTCTACGAATATCATTATCGGGAACAATATAATAACCTTTTGACTTATGATATTTTTGCATACCGGTTTTGCTACATCCAAAATTTTCTGATGCATATTCACTTGCTTCTCTGATAGAAGGAAATTCTCCAATAAGGCTCCCATCATTCTTATAAAGAATTGTATGTGACCGAAGTCCATTTAGGCTCCCTTTATCGACTTCTTGTTTTTCAACGTTCATTTTTCGCGTACACCATTGTAGATTTTCAAGTTTATTATTTTGAACATTATTATCTTTATGGTCAATTTCAGGATAATTATTTGGATTATCAAGCCAAGTCAAAGCCACTAATCTGTGAACTAATTTATTATAACAATGTCCATTTAGAGACAAGCCTACCATCAAATAATTATTATTCGCTCCAGTATAAGGAATAAGAACTCGTTGTGGCTCAACTGTAATTTGATGAGAACCTTTTATATAATGGCTATAGATGTTTCCTTCTTTATCACAGCTATAGGCATGACCCGTTCCGGGGATAAATTTTCTTTCCATTTCTTCACCTCCTATTTTATATAATATAAATTGGATAATGTAATTGAAACTTAGCACGGTGTTATCCTCGCGAGTAGTCGCTATGGTCTTCACCGTTAGCCGTATTTTATACGACACCTCCGAGCGGAGTTCACAATCATTTTTAGAACTGCTTGATATTGTTAGGCAGTTCCGCTCTATCTTTGTTCAAAAATCTAAAGTAAGGAAAATTATATTCAATAGGGTCGAGTTGAGTAATCCCAAGAAGATAATTTGAGAGGAATGAGCCAGAACTGCCGCGACCTGGTCCAGTAATTGAACCACATTCCCAGAAAGTATCAATAAAATCTTTGAAAGTATTGAAATATGAGAACAGACAATTCCCTAGTTTATGGCTGATATGACAAAGAATATCAGCTTCTAATTCAAGGCGTTCCCAATGTTCCTTATCTCCAATTTTCTTCTTTTCCATGGCAGAAATACAAGAATTTACCCATTCTCTTTCTTGGGAGTTTTCGCTTTTTCTCAATTCAAAAAGATGGGGGTAATCTCTAAGACTTTCATCTACGATAGGAGGGAGTGGATGAACTTCTGTTTCTGGAATAATTGGATTATGAAAAATTTCATAAGTTCCAATCTTATTCATAATTTCAAGAGAATTTTGGCACATTTCTTCAAATTCTTCTTTTGAAAAAACATCTTTCAAATTCTCATAAGCCTCTTTATCAGACATAAAATGCGCGTCATGATAAAAACTATCAACTTCACGTTCACCATCTTTTGAGTTGAGAAAAGCCTTATGAATTTCCCGATATTCAGAAGTAAGATAGTGGGCATCAGTTCCCATAACAATTTTTAGGCCATAGAATTTGGCAATGGGTTTTACTCGACGGTTGAAACGCTTTTGATCAGATGAGACGCCTGGAGCAATTTCAATATAAAAATCGTCATGAAAAAGTGAAATACACCATCGAATGAACTTATCAATTTCAATTTTCTTTTCGAGGATTAGTTCTTTATCATTTTGCTTCTCGGCGTCATCAAGCGCGAGAACAAGAGCATCTAACTCTGAGCCAAGACAGGCACTGTCTGCCACAAGAGAGTTTGGAAAACGCTTTACAACTTCTTCTAGCTCAGTCTTCAGTGTTGGGACGCGCTCCATTCTCCTCTCCGTATAACCCTTGAGCCAAGCCTGAGATGAAAGCTCACGGAGCGCACGATGACCTTCTGTATTCTTAGCAATCAAGAGAAAGTGCCAATATTTTTGTTTTGGTTCTCTAGTCTCCGTAAGATAAATTTCATTGCCAAGTGCACATTTGAAATTTTCGGCAATAAGGTTTTTCTCTTTTAGTTCTTGCTCTAGTTGAAGCCATTCAACATGGCCACAAAGAGCTTCATGGTCAGTTAGCGCGAGGCCAGCGTATCCAAGTTTTGAGGCAGTTAGTATCATGTCACGTGGTTTATTGATACTATCAATTAGACGGATATTTGAGTAATGAGAGTGGCTGTGCGTTTCAAATCTCATTACTTTTCATCACCTTCCTTTCCAATTTTCTTACTTTATTATATTACAAATTTCTCTAAAAAGCAAATCTACTATCTTCAATCTCCAAATCAGTTATTGGCTATCGGCCCAAGACCAGTGAAATCCTTTTACTTTCCTCCACTTTTCATTACAGGCTCTTTTGATTCTTCCTATTGCGTTTTTACCAATTCCAATAGATATACTCGCTTCTGTTAAACTATTGTACTTTTTAATAATGTTATTGTCATCGTCCAACTGATATACACCATGAGAGCATCTTTCTTTTGAAGAAATTATAGGAATATTATAAAAATTAAGTAACGTTTTTATAGCTTCCTTGCTTTTGCCATATTCTTTTGATAATTGATTTATTGGAACTCCGTCCTTATATTTTTTTATAACTTCTAAACTGGTAGGAGAATAAAACTTCTCTTCTTGTTTTCTTTTTCTTGTTTCTCTCTTAGTTTTAGCTTCTTCGTTTTTTTCTGGGCAATCCAAATATTCCCACTCTAACTTTACTCCCTCAAGTTCTCCACAGGTATAATAATCTCCACTTAGATAGTGACTCAAACTTGAACTAGAAACATTGGCAAAATTAGAAGCTTCTTCAAGACTATTAAAAATTTTTCTTGTTGTTAAACAAATAATCTTTTTCGTTTTTATCTTCCCATAAAGACAAACATTGTACCCTTCTTCTATGCTATTATATTCATTTATCAACTGGCTTTCAAAAGACAATGCTTCCTCCAGAGAGAGATTAGTGTAAAGAATTTCATGCTTAAAATTTTCCCAACCGTATTTCTCAATTGCATTGAAGAATTTGGGTTGGTCTTTATAACCTTTCCCCTGCAAACCCCAACGAGAAGAAGGCTTCCGTGAAGTAATTCCTATATATACTTTTTGATTTATTAAATTTGTATGTTTATAAACAGACCAGCCCATTCTCTAAAATTTTGGAAGTCAAAAAGCAAATCTTGCGTCTTCGACTTCGCAATCCTCCATAAAGATTTGTGGAATTTTTTTATAGTTCCAAGTGTTAATATTGGGCCTTCCGACCAAAGTAATATCCATATCACCTGGAAAGTCTTTTAGCTCTCTAATCAAATCTTTCGCGCGGAACTTTACATAAGTAATTCCATTCTTCTCAATTCGCAAAGTGTCTAAATTCTTTCCAATAATTTTTACATCATTCTGAGACACATTCAAATTGGTGATTGCCATAACTGGTTCTTCATTTTGTTGCCCATAAACTTGCTCAATTGCGCAAAGCTCTTCAATGGCTTCTTCAATTTTTGGATTGTTCGCGTGCATCACAAAATCTACGTCATAGTAATTTTCGCCGAAATCAATTTTCGAGAGTTCCTTATTGGCGATTTCATGAAATTTTGATAGGTTTTTATCTAAAAGGCTAATGCCAAAAGCGCTATCATGCGGTTATCCTTTATTTCTAAAGGGCCTGACTATTTTTTACATAGAATTTCTATGAACATCCATTTTAAGCAACGTATCAATAGTTGCTTTACTCTCCGAAGTGGAGATAGTCGATACAGGTTTCTTGACTTAGAATTTTCTTATTATAATCTCGATTATTCCGAATGGGATATTTTAGCCGCTCATCAAAATGGTTATTCCCTTGATTTATCATTTTAGCAGAAGACCTATTCCATCCAACTTTTGCTCCAATATTATTTAGGGGGATATCAGAGCTACAGCAAAGCCATTGTATATATAAAGCTCGATATTCATCTAATTCTTTTTCTGAAGGACGAAGAGGATAAATCAGTTCTTCTTTTCTCCAAGAATTGCCTTCGTTGATATGACGAAAAATATCTGAAGTGATACCTCTCGTTTTGACAATTGTTTTTCTTGGAATTCTCCAATCTAATATATCTTGAATAACCATATCAGCTAATTCTCTAGTAATTTTTGTGTTATAATTGTTTTCTGCTTTTAGGACTGGAGGCTCATTCCCTCCAGGTTGGACATTATATCCATTCGGCACTTTTGAATTATATTTAATAATATACTCTTTTTCTTTTTCATTATAATCTTCAAACCAGCCTAATATTTCAAGAGAAAAATTCTCTTTTCCATACTTTCTAAAGGCTTTATGAATTGGACTATTTTTTTCATTATTTCCTCTTGAATGTTCTAAAAAACGATGCTCGGGATGAATAGATTGCCCAATATAAATCTTATGATTTATTTTATTTTCTATTTTATAAATTGCTTTTTTCACTTTCTTTCACCTCCTTTTTTTCTTCTTTCTAAGTCAAGTTTCCCACGAGATTGCCACCACCATTACATGCTGAGGTTTCCTCGTTAGCCATTCTAAAATGACCCCGCTGATGAGGCGGAAAAGATGTTACGGGCCATACTACTAACCCAACGTATATTCAAATAAATTTGTTTGATTTAGATAATTTTTGAAAGATTTTAGTTCTGTATTTCCAGGCGCGCGAGCACTCCCTCGAATATATCCTTCATTATTGAGACGAGCTACGATTGTAGGGCGTTTATACTTCGATGCGATGCTCATTGCCAGAAGTCCATTCAGTTCTGCGGGAAATACATCATCATCCTCTAGCCGAATAAATAGAACTTGGTTAGATAATAAATCCTTCTTGAAAATTTTGGCTTCAAGTTTCTCAACCATCTGCTCTTTCATTTTATCTTGGTGAGACTTAGCGTTCACGCACTCGCGCGTGCTTTCAACACAAAGACGTTCTTTTGTGCCTTTCGCGCCCCGCTTATGACAATCAACCATTACCTCCGGCATTACAAAAGATAGATATAAGCGTTCTTTCTCATCCATTGACCCAACTCTAATCATAGCATTGATTAGCGGCACAATATAGAAAGCAACTGTGGTTGGAGTAATCTTACCACCCATTGAATAATCTTGCTTCTCAAGCAAAGTCCTAAACATTTTATTCTTGATATTTTTGAAGCCAGTTTGAACGAGATATTGATTTTCAACCTCTAACATTGACATCATATCTGCGACAATGCCTAAAGCACATAAATCAATATATTCCCAAGCAAGGTCTTTTATAAAAAAGTCGTCAAGCGCGCGACACAACTGCCAAGTGACACCAGCTCCACACAAATCTTTATTCTTATAATTAGGTGAAGTTTGATTATTTACTAAAATCATATTTGAAGGAATAATTGTATTCTCTTCCTTGATATGGTGGTCCACGCACAATACCGGACAACTAAAACGGGAAATATATTCGCCGTCATTTGTGGCACTATCTGGCGCAATAATTATACTCCAATCTTTATCTTCTAACTGTTCCATCAAATCAGAAAAGCCGTGCTGTTTTCCAGAATGAATAAAGTATTGAATTTCTTTTTTTGGATTTAGCTTTTTCAAATATTGATAGATAATGGCAGATGATGTTGCGCCATCAACGTCGCAATCAGCAATTAGTGCATATGGACGTACATCATTGATTGTTAGCTCTATCGCTTTCACTGCTCTTTCAATATTTTCTAAGTCGCGCCAGCTTTGAAGGCAACTTTCGTCTGGATGACAAAACTCTTGAATGTCTTGGACTCCTCTCGCGCGAAGGAGGTTTTCTCCAAAATTTTCTTTTATTTCTGGATTTTTTAGTCGATATCTCATTACACTTTTACTCTCTCCTTTATCAGTTGACGAAAGATTTCTTCTCCTTCATCAGCTGGGCTGTCTTTCTTTTTTGTTATATTTTTTCTGTCATAAACAAAAGAAAATCTACAATAATTTTTATATTTATTACAAATCTTCCAAAGTTTTTCAAAATATTCTGTGCTTCCTTCTTTTTCTTCGTTATCCAAACAAAGAATAATTTCTCTTGGGTGCGCGAACCGCATCAAAAGGTCAACTTGGTATTTATTGAACTGACTGCCACAAATGGCCACCGCACAATTCGGTGTAGAAAAATTTTCAGAAAGAAGTACAGACTTTTCCGCTTCAAACACATAGCAAATGCCTCTTTCTTCAATATTTTTCCTATTCTGAAAAAGTCCATATAAATTGAAAGAGAGAGGATGAGAATACCAAGTGTTTTCTACCTGAATTGGCATATATTTACCAACATTTTCAACTTCCCATTCATCGAGCGCGCGCCCTCTAATTCCAACTAGTTTTCCATTTACATCAAAATGAGGAATAATAATTTTATTCTGAATTGGTGAATAAAGTATCCCATACTTATCCATTGTTTGTGCCGTAATTCCTTCTTCCAACCATTCAACTGGATAATAATGTTGAAAAGTTTCAAGAACCTTAGAAGAAAATTCTGGGAGTTCACGTCGGAGTTTTTGTCCGACATACTTGTCTTTATTACTTTTATATTTTGTTTTTAGCTCTTTTTCCTCAGCAAAGTAAGATTGGTTATAGCTTTGGATAAAACTATAAATATCTTGATACCAATCAAAGACTACTTCACGCGTCTCATACCAATGTTCAACAAATTGAAATATTGACATAGCACCACACGAACTATAGCAGTAAAAAAGATGGGTGTTCTTATAGTAATAAAGTTTCCAAGAAGCCTCGTCTACATTTAGATTGTGACAAGCTGTTTTACAAAGTAAAAAATCTCCTTTATCAATCCAAGGAACTTCTAACTTATCTAAAATTTTTTCAATATCCTCTGGTTCAAGATTTTCAATTATTTCTTTATAATTGATTGCCATCAGTTCTTTCCTTTCTTGTTGATTTCTTTTAAGAACTCTTCATCTTCTTTTGAAAGCTCCCAATTTACGAGGCCGCGCGCCTCATCTTCTGTGAGTTCTGGTATAGGTCGCATATAACGGTCTGTCGCGAAAAGATCACGTTTGCGAAGCGTTCCAGCATTGAATTGACTCCAAATTCTAACCTGTGTCCATCGACCAGAACGAACTTTGAAAACGTCTGTTACCATATCTGGAATAATACCTTGGTCAAGAACTCCATCTTGATTGAGAATTTCAATTTCATCTTTTGTTGGTCGTGCACAGATTACACCATTGTCTGCTTTGTTGATGGTTGCTCGACCGCCAGCAAGAGAAGCTTCGTTTCGTATATCAGTATTATCATCAGCTTTTGCATTGACTTGAGTTGAAGTAAAGACACAGACGTTTTGTTCAATTGCAAGGTCTTTGAGAGCAGTAGTCATAAGTAAAAGCAGTTCATCATTACGCAATGAGTGCCCACGAAATTCTTCAAGCAGTTTTGGAGAAATAAAGATATAATCATAAAATACATATCGACTTCCATAAAGGATTACCTGTTCACGCACCATATTTTTGATTTGTTCAATTGATGGGTCGGGAATTCTCATCAACTTCAATGTCTTATAATGCTTGATAATCTTGCGCGCAGTCTCTATTCTCTCTAATTCGTCTTTTGAAAAATCTCCATAACGGAATCTACTTCTTTCAATTCCGGTCAAATATCCTAGAACCATTTGAATAATTTGTTCTGGCTTTTGCTCTGTCATTATGAAAAGAACTGGTTCTGTGTTACCTACTCTAACCCATTTTCTTTTATAATCATCATAATAAAAAGGGAACGCTAATCGACAAGCATCAGCTACAGCCTGCGCGCTCTTGCCTCCACCACTTCCACTACTACGGATAGTTAGTGCACCAAGTTCTGCACCATTTATAATATGAGAAAAAATATCTCCGTTTACTGGAAGACCAATTCCCTCTGAAGCTCCGAAACTATCAATTACGTCATCTACTTCTTCTTCTAAGCTCCATGACTGTATTTCGTCATTTTCGCTATAATTTTGTTCTAGCTTTAGAATTTTAGACTTAACCTTTTGAAGGATTTTTTCAATTGTTAATTCTTCAAAGTTCTTGTTGACTTCAAAGGCTTCTGGTTTTGTTTCATCTTCAATAAAAAACTCACTGGTGTCAACGCCCATTTTTTGAAGAGAATTCAATAAGCTAATCTTTTTTAGACGACGATAATAAAGAAGAAAATTATCTTCGTCTGTATAGTATTGCGCGTCTTGGAGATATTCGATACCATGAGCCGTTTCAAAAGTAATGCGTGCAGACGCATTATTTTTTAGATAACCTTCAATATCAATAGGAGCAATACGTGTCGCGCCATTTCGGTAAAGACCGTCAATTGCGGCAAAAATATATTTATCAAGTTTTGTTTGAAAGTCATCTGGAGTTAGTATATATTTGTCTGTATGGCTAAGATATTGGGGTTTTGCCATAAGTGCGCCGAGAACTTGCAGCACTGTATTTTTATCTGTCATTCAATGTCCTCCAAGTTCCACTTTGGTTTTGCTTGAGTCTTTTCTTTTTTGACTTTACGGAGAGGAGCTTTCGCGCGGAGCTCTTCACGTTTTTTGATTTCTTCTTCAATAGAAGCAACGATGCCACGATTTTCTTGTTCTTTGCGCGACCAGTATTCGGTAGATTTGGCGTAAACATATGGAATAATTCCAAGGCCGCCATAGCTTTTCTCCCTATCTCCACCTTGAATTTCATAAAAATATTTCAAAGCAAAATAACATCCTTTATATGTTCCTTTTTTCTCTGATTTGATAAAGCTTTTGAAGAAAGCTTCGCATTTGAAAAAATCATATTTGATTTTTAGGTCGTGCGCGAGATAGTCATAAATACGGTCGCGCCATTGGTCGTCCTCATTTAGATTCGCTTTCTTCCAATTATCATAACAGGTTTTATGATAATAATAATTCTTTGCAGGCATCACATAAATGGTGTCTAATCCATCAAGTTGGGCATCAAAGTATTGCCCACATAGTCGGCATTTGACTTCGTGTTTCACTCTATCAACTCCAATTCTTTTCCTTTCTAATATTATATCATAAATTTCGTAAAAATACAAATTCAGAGGCATAGTCTTACACTATGCCTCTGAACATATATCTATTTAGTTCATGCTGTCACGTAGATCACGCAAATCAAGAAGAGCTAAGTATAGGAGGTCTACTTGGTCTTCAGTAACTTCCGAAAGTTTCATCTTTCGACCAAAAATCATCTCAACCTTCTTTGACATCGTGCGAACGATATCCGTCTTATCCTCGTCCGTTTGTGCCTTATTTACAAGCGAAGTCCAAATTTCACGAGCTTCACTCATTGTAGCATTGAAATCATGCTTTTCATTGGTAATAATTGGAGCATTGTCAACAACACGTGCGCCATTCTTTTCTTCCATATCAATTGCATCAGCCAAAGCTTTTTCAAACTCATGGAAGCCAAAGGGAATACGTGGCGATAAAAAACGGAAACGACTTCCTGCTGTAACCGTCGGGGTAGAGCGAGTTTGTATCCAGCGCTCACTTTCACCCTTCTCATTCCATGTCTGCGTGATAATCGCGATGACATCGACAAGGCTATTGACGATTTTTAGACAACGATTGTTGAGGTCAGGCTTCGCACTAATAAGCTTACCCTCTTCGTCATAAGTCTCTTTCAAGTGACATGTCATAAGAAGGCCATATCTCATCATAGTAATTTTGCGGAGAGAATTTTCAAATTCTTTCGACAGTTGAGCATACCCGCCGCCGAAAGGTACGTCTCCGATCTTAGACACTCCGTTCTGTGCGCAGATAAACTGTTCACAAAGGTCATAAAGTCAATGTGTTATCGTAAAGGTTTTTTATCCTTTACTTCTTATACTTCATTTCGTATAAGTTCAGCATATCTTTTTTACCTCATCAAAGGTAATTCAGTCTCTTGGATAATTATTTCATAAGAGATAAGAATTTTTTATATTTTCTTTCCATATATAGGGAATCTTTTACATATAAAATATTGAAAATTTGTCTAGCTCTGTCTCCGTAATAAGTAATTTCATACCAGTCTCTATTATCGGACAATTTCCCTTTTACTGTTCTTAGAACCGTTTGTATATTATACTGGGTACTTAAAAAATCTCTCATCCATTGTATGATGTCTTTAGAAGCTCCTCCAATAAAAAAGCTAGGAGTATAATTATTTAAAACAATACATCCATCTCCATCAAAATACCCTCTAATATAAGAAATACAATACTCAGGAAGAAGAAGCTCTGGCGGTTTTAATATAAAAGTTTTATTTGGAACAATTCCGTAGTGAGCTAAATCTTTTTTTATAGTAGAACTCCAAAAAGAAAGCTTCGCTATTTCTCTTTCTTTTTCTCCTTCTCCTACACAAGAATACACTTTTACTGGACGAGTATTTTTTAGTTCTCTATTTATATCTTCAAGAATTTTTTTATCATCAGCTTTTAACTGAATAAAGATACCGTTTTCTTTAGAAGAGACACTCCCGTCCGAAGCTAATAGCCCTAGTATATATGCCATATTATGAGATTGTGTTTTAAAATAATCATCATCAATAGTATACTTCCGTAAATTATCTTTTGATTCTACATAATTACGGATATAAACACCATTTTCTTGAAGAATAGTTTTTACCGCTCTTTGACTAAGGCCAAAAGGCTTCCCACTAGGAACAAGTCCTTTTTTTAAGACTGTATAATTATAAATTACTTTTTCTTGTATTTCTTTTGAAACATCTTTTTTATTTTGATGTTTAGCATCTCTAATTTCAACATTATGAGATTTTAATAAATTACGGACAGTTTGTCTGTTACAATTATACTCTTTGGCTAAACTCATTAGAGAGTATTTTTCATTTACATATTTTTTATATATATCTTCCCAAAATTCTTCTAGTTTACTCAACCGAGTCAACCTCCTATGTTTATATTATCTATGCGTTGCGCGTGTTAGAATTTTTACATTCTAACTTCCGCTCTGATTCCCATCTCAGGGTTCCAGCTTTTTACTGAAATAAAACTAATTTATTACTAAATTAGAGGACGCTTTTCCATCCCGACAGTATCAATGCAAATCGTCTGATATAGTTCTTTTGCTTGCGGTTTTTCAAGCTGTCGAAGAATAAGTTTCCACTCGCTCCAAGTGGTAACTGGCTGAACCATCGCATTACCTTGAGCGTTGGTTCCAATCTCAGTCGCTATGATGAGAGCTTTGTCGCTTTGGCAACAAAATTCCGTTTTACCTATCTTCAATTATGTTATCGTAAGGGCTTTTTATCCCTTACTTCTTATACTTCGTTTCGTATAAGTTCAGCATATCTTTTCACCCGTTATTGTGCGGGGACGCGGCCTCTTGGATGGATTATATCTTTTCACCATCTATGCGTTGCGGCTGGGCTGACTTTGCCAGTCCTTCACCTCTGATTAGCATCTCAGCTTTCCAGTTTTTCTCCGCGTTTCTCTATTGATTGTTACCAATCAACCGCCCCAGACTATGGCCGAAGGCGCGCCTGCCAAGAGCAGATATTTGCCACGAAGGTCCCTCGAAATAACATTTGGTTGTAAAGAAAGAATATCAATACCCATTCCCCTTACCCCCTAAAATTAGAAGCCTAGGTCGGCTCCAACATTAGAAAGGGAACTAGTTTGCGCGGGAGCCTTATGAGCACTCTTCTTACCTGCATCTGCCTTCATCTGGTCAAGACGAGCCTTGCGTTCGCGCATTGCCTGGACAAGGTCATCCATATCGTATGCGGCATCACCTTCAAACGGTTCCTGAGAACCAGCAATTACAACCAGCTCCTTCACAGAAGTGGTCTTCATACGCTCCTGCGGCTCACCAAAACCAATCTGCTCAATAATCTTCTCAGTCGTAGAGGAGAAGTTGAGACGAACTGTTGCTTTAAAAGTCTTATCAGTCTCCCAATACTGCTCAATTGCTGCAACGACGTTGGGATTAGTGGCATGAAGCTTCATAATATCGACCTTGCCGCCATACTGCGGAACAATAGTAGTAATCTCAAGCTTCTTGGGGTCAAGTTCAACACCCTGCTCATCAACCATCGGCTTGATACTAGAAATAGCAAACATAATAGTAAATTCACAGGATGGCTTGAATTCGCCAGTCGCCTTATTTACGAAAGAAGCCTGAATACGTGGGGTAGAAACAAAACGTCCTTCTTGAGTATAGAACTCATTCATCTTAAGGGTCGCGCCAGTGATACGAATACGATCAGCCTCTTCTCTGCCAACGGCGGCAACGGACTTATACTCCTTCATCACAGTCTCAATACTCGTGTACGCAGGATTTAGGGTCTTTCCATCCTTCTTATACTTCTGAGCATAAAGAGAAACTGGAATCTGATAAGTGACAGGTGCACCATTGACTTCCTTGTCAACTTCAACGGTAATCTCGCCGCCGACAGTATCAACCTTCTGTCCATTCTTCTCAAAAGAGCCATACTTTAGATTTGTCTCTAGTAGAATACCTTCAATCTTACCTCTATTTTCAGCTTGCTTTAGCAT